CATTGTTTGCATTGTTTGCATTGTTTGCATTGTTTGCATTGTTTGCATTGTTTGCATTGTTTGCATTGTTTGCATTGTTTGCATTGTTTGCATTGTTTGCATTGTTTGCATTGTTTGCATGTTTCGGAAAAAAGCTGAAAAATTGAATATTTCCCTTTTCTTACCATAATGGTCACATAAATTATATATGTTAAAATATGTGTTTTTTTTCTGAAAAATAATTTCAGGATTTTTTTGGAAAATGGACATTTATAAATGTCCAATTTTAGAATAAGCAACCCTTTATAGAAAATTCTGTAAAAAAAGCTTGTTTTTTACTTTTGTGATCATAATGATAAGGAAAAAAATAAAATACCTAAAAAAACGCCTTACCATACTTTTAAAAATTAATAAAAAAAGGATTTAGGAGTTTTTTTGTTGTATAAATATACAACAAATGACAACCGAAAAAGCGCAAAAAAGCGCTGTTTTTTTTGTCTGTGAAAATTGTGACTATAAATCGAGCAAGAAGACCGATTATAACAGACATCTCTTGACACCTAAACATAAAAATACAACATTTTTACAACTTTATACAACCAAAAGCGCGCAAAAAAACGACATCGTAACAAATTTTTCGTGCGATTGTGGGAAAACCTATCCATATAGGGGATCATTACATAACCATAAAAAAAAATGCGTTTTTTTGAGCGACAAAAGCGCAAAAAAGCGCACAGACGAGTTAACGTGCGACACAAGCGATGATCAAGTTATTTTGACAAATGATATAATAATAAAATTACTTAACGATAACAAAGAAATGAGAGAAATAATTGCCAAACAGCAAGATCATATGATGAAGCAGCAAAATCAAATAAGTGAATTAATACCAATGGTGGGAAGTAATAATAATAATCATATACAGAACAATAAATTTAATATACAAGTGTTTCTTAATGAACGATGTAAAGATGCTATAAATATGAGTGATTTTATAAAGTCAATAAGAGTTAGCTTACAACAGCTCGATTATACAAAGCAAAACGGATTAGTTAATGGACTAACAAATGTAATAATTGAAAATATGAATAAACTTGGACTATATCAAAGACCTATTCATTGTACTGATTTAAAGCGTGAATCGTTATATATAAAAGACGATGACAACTGGGAGAAAGATGTTAATAAAGATAAAATCAGAAAAGCAATAAAAGATGTATCAACAAAGCAGTTTTGTGCATTAAGCAATTGGACAAAAGAAAATCCGGATTTTCAGAATAATGAGACTAAGCAAAATTATTATACACATACACTTGTAGCAATAGCAAATAATAAGGAACACAATGAAGAGAAAATAATAAGGAAACTTTGCACAAGCAGCTATATTAAAGAAGAGTAATTGGCCTAATTGATTATAAAAATATAATTTAAAGATTATTCCATTAAATTATATTTAGCATATATATATATAGAAAATGGCAGTTACAAGAAGAAATATAAAAAAACATTATACAAGAAGAAAACGGCGACTTAACTCTAAAAAAAGGGTTACTCGCGCTAAAGGTCTTTATCAACGTCCGCCCTCATTTTTACCTATTCCGCCACCACGAGCACCCTCATTACCTATTCCACCGCCGCAACCGCCCTCATTACCGGGACTACCAGCCTCAAACCTGCCTATTCCACCACCACCAAACCCATTATTTATTGAACCCTCACCAAACCACTTTATTATTAGGTCACAATCACCCAAACAAGCAGTGCAAAAGAAACCAAAAACTAAGCAACCAAAATCAGAACCAGCTAAATCAGAACCAGCAAAACCACTATTAGAACCAACACAACCACAACAAAGGCGCAGCTTAAGACAAATAATAATGAACTCTGACCAAAATAAAAAAATCAAACGAAGATAGAGAACTATTAACTTATAAAAAATTGAATTGGAAAAACTAATTATAATAAGTATTATATTTACAAATAAGCAAAATGGAAAAGCAATATGCAAATTTATCTAACAGCACTAATAATGATGAAATTAAAACAAAACTGAAACATATTTTAGAAACTTCAAAATGTAATCATAAAGTGGAAATAATGAAAGAACCCAACTTAAAACGAGCACATATATATTGTAAAATACACCAATTATCAGGACAAGTAACAGGACCTTTAGTGGAATATTATATAAAGAGCAAATATGGAATGATTAAGAATGCTTCGTCGTCATGTAATGGTGATCTACACCACGATGAAAGTAATTTTGAAGTAAAGGTATCAAATGGCGGTAAAGAAAACAATAAATTCAACTATGTCCAATTGCGAATGAACCATAGCTGCGATTATATATTAACTGCCTATTACTTAAATGATACTAATATTGAAACACACGGCGAATTATTTATTTTCAAATTGACCAAAGCAGATATTAGGATACTAATATTCAAATATGGAGGATATGCTCATGGAACAAAACAAAAATTAGGGGAAATAGTGAAAGAAGAGTTAGAAAATCCAACAAATGATAAAGAATATTCTATTCGTCCTAAATACGGGGACCAATGCTGGAATGAGTTATTACAATTTAGAGTTCAAGAAATCTAAATATAAAGCAACTAATTCTGCTCTTCCCATAGAGTTTTGTCTGGCAGTATTTAAACTATTTGAATAGTCTAATTGGTTAAATCTATCAATAAGTATTTTTTTATCAATATTAGATTTAAACCAATGCCAGCTTTTAGGTCGTAATTTATTTAAACCTTCAGTTTGTATTTCACCAATATTGCCTCCATATGCACGCATAGCAAAATCCGCGTTTAAAGGAGGTGTAGGTTGTCCATTTGTGTCATTTGGACCTAATTTTAGAAAATCCCAATCAGGGTGCGTGGTTGGTAAATCAATAAATGGTCTTTTAGTTTCTTTTTTTTCCCATATTTGAAAACAACATTTAACCATCATTTGTGGTGAAAAGCAACACGGATTATTTGGTATTTCTTCATCATATACCAAATGAAATCTATTGTCCAGTTTATTTTGAAGACTAATTTTTCTAAAAGTTCTCGGAATTATAAACGCAATTACATTAGCCCACTTTGCTGAATGATTAAAGAATTTAATTGCTAATGAACTAACTCTACCAAATGGCGGATTACCAATGACCAGAATATTTGTATTGTTTGAGAGAGGGGAATAATCGAAGAAATCTTGCTGAATTATATTTGGCTGTTCTGGTAATATATCAATGCCTATTTTATTAATACTTGGAATTTGATTTAGAAAACTACCATTTCCTGCACTTGGTTCAACAATTAAATCCCATTTTGTAATATCATATAATTCGCAAACTTTGTCAATACATTTTTTAGAACATGATGGTATAGTATAAAACTTATCGAGACCTTCTTCACGAATAATTTTAACTTTTTTTTTAGGCTGCTGTGCTATATTACATTTATCTCCATTTTCAGTCTTGATGAGTTCATTCATTTTTAGTATTATGTATGGTATACTATACTATTTTATAAACAATTTTTAAAACAATTTTTTAAACAATTTTTAATTAAAACAGTTATGAATTGTATTTAAAGATAATAAAATATATTTTATTTATACTATATATAATCCACTAATGGCGCAATCAAGACGGAAAAAAAGAAAATTAGGCAGGTTCTCTAAGAAGTTAAGAAAACATAGAAGTTATAATAATAGGTTCATATACGCTAAGGGGGTTAAAGCATTTTTGCCTTCACCTATTCCACCTTCACCTATTCCACCCCCTAAAGCACCATCGCCACTTATTCCGCTACCTTATTTACCTATTCCGCCACCACCAAACCCAGTAGATGTCCGACCAAAAAGAATAAAAAAACGATGGCCAAAATACGTAAGTTTTGTAGAAAATTTGAAGAAATAATACTATAATTAATTCTATAATTAATTCTATAAATAATTAATTCTATAATTAATACTATAATTAATTAATAGTATAAAAATATTTAATATATTAAATTAAATTTAATATATTAATTAAATAGCATGGATCTAGACATTACTAATTATGATTATGAAGATATATTAAAACTATTCAAATTACCTCAACAATTTAACGAAGAAGACTTAAAAAAAGCTAAAAGGCTGGTTTTAGCAAGTCACCCAGATAAGTCAGGACTTGATAAAAGTTACTTCTTATTTTTCTCAAGCGCCTATAAAATACTATTTAACATATATAATTTTAGAGCGAAGCATAGCTCATTAACAAATTTTAATAATTATAATGAAGATTATAACGCAGACAAGGATGAATTTAACGCATTATTAATACAAAAAATAACTAATAATAAATCAAGCGCACAATTTAATACTTGGTTTAACGAACAATTTGAAAACTTTAAAATAACAAACGAGTATGATAAAAATGGTTACGGTGATTGGTTAACGAGCAATGAGGACAACACTGAAACACCGTCAAAATGCAAAGATTTGAATTCAATACATAAGATTATTGAAGAAAAAAAAAGGGTTCTAAGAACTCATAATTTAGTAAAAAAACGAGACGTATGCGAATTTAACAATACTAATTATTGTGATTTAACAAATTCAAAACCTGAAGACTATAGTTCTGGGTTGTTTAGTAAATTTCAATATGAAGATTTGAAAAAAGCACACATAGAGAGCTTAATACCTGTTACAAACGAAGACATTACAAATAATTATAGCTCATTGGAAGATATAAGAATTAAACGAGCAAGTCAAGTTATTGGCCCAATGAAACACGAAGAAGCAATGACATATTTAAATAAGTCAAAAGAAGATGAAAATAACATATCAACAGCACGCGCATATAGTTTATTTAAACAAGATGAATTAAATAAGCAGAAAAATGATAATTTTTGGTCTAGTTTAAAGCGCTTGAACTAATATAGATTAATATAGATTAATATAGATTAATATAGATTAATATAGATTAATAATCAATTAAATTAATATATAAAGTATATATATTATGAATATGAAAAATTTAAATTTTAAGAATTTACTTATAAGTATATTAATATTATTGGCAGTAGGTTATATATACAATAAATTTAAATTAAATGTAGACTCTGATACAAAAATAGAGGAATTACAAGTAATAAAGAAATATTTATTAAATGACAATGTGGATGACGCAATAATTAAGTTAAGCGCAAATAAGAAACCTATATTATGGTTACATATAGATTATGCAAAAAATAGTAGAAAATGGGAGTCATTCGGAACACGAAATTCATTTGAATTAAATCAGGATTATTTATACTTAACAATAATGAATATTATAAACAAGTGCAATGATTATTTTCATATTATTATTATAGATGACGATTCATTTTGCAAATTATTGGAAAACAATTGTTTAGATTTGAATAAGGTAGGTGATCCAATTAAAACAAATTTGAGAACATTAAGTATTATGCGACTATTACATACTTATGGGGGCATTTATATAGAAAATTCATTCATATTATTTAGACCTTTAAATACTATATATGATAAAGTGCTTGAAAGTAAAAAAATGGTAACTGGAGAATTTAAAAATACTTCTTCGAATTCTCATATTATGCCGGTTATGCCATCAACTAAATTTATTGGCTGTATTAAAGAATGCAAAAAAATGAAAGAGTTTATTAATCATTTAGAAATATTATATAGTAACAACAACTCAAGCGATATAAGTATTCAAGATCTTGTTAATAAATGGTTATTACAGAAAAATAAAGATGGGTCGCTGGACCTAATAGATGGGCGGTTTTTAGGAACAAAAACTATTAATAATAAATTAATAGACCTTGATGATTTAATGGGTTCAACATATTTAGACTTGAATATAAAGTGTTTTGGATTATATATTCCAAGTGACGAATTATTAAAACGGACCAAATATAATTGGTTTTGTAAATTAAATACGAGAGAAGTATTGGAGGCGAGCACAAATATATCAAAATATTTAATCATAACTAATCAAATGAGAAATAACTAATAACTAATAACTAATAACTATAAGAGAGATTCCAGTTTTTTCTTGGTCTCTAAGGTGAGAGATGTTGGAAATATAATATTGAATTTGATAATAAGATTTCCTACAAAGTTATCTCGTATAAATCCCATATTATTCGTAATTTTTTCATAATTAAAGTGAATAATTTCGCTACAAGTAATATTATAACTTTTATTATTAATATGATTTAACATAAAGCTGAATCCCAGCAATGCCTCTTTCAAAGATATAGATTTTAATAATATAATATCGAGTCCATTTCTCTCAAAAAGATCGTGCTTCTTCAATTGAATAATTATTTTAACATTGCTATGACTAGCACCATTGTTAATGTAACAATTGCCTTTATTGACTAAAGTAATAATTTCATTATTATCGATGCCTTTGGGAATTTGTATATAGAGAGTTTCTTTTTCGTGTCCTATTACATTATTAACAACTATCTTTCTCTCAACAATTACAGGTTTGTTACATCCATTGTATGCCTCACTATAATTTATAGTTAAGTTAATCATAATATCTTCATAAGTGCTATTTATAGTGCTCAGATGTTTATAAATAATATTAGTATTGTCATTAGTGCTATTGCTATAGCCATTAGCGCTATTGCTATAGCCATTAGCGCTATTACTATTATTACTATTATTAGAACTATTATTAGAACTATTGAGAGATTTGCTCAATAATAAGTCATATTCTTGTTTTTTCTCATTAAGTTTAATAGTATCATAATTTGTAATTAAACATGTATAAGCTTCATTAATTTTATTAAAATGATCACTATTAGCATTACCATTTTTATCAGGATGATGTTTTATGGACATAACTCTATATGCTTTTTTTATATCACTTAACGTAGCCTCTCTTGTTATGTTTAATAGATTAAAATATATGTCATAATTCATATTTTTATATTAATATTAAATTATTAATATAATAATTACTTAAATAATAATATAATAATTACTTAAATTAGTATAAGTAATATAGTATATAATTTTTATATAATGAATGAGTTATTGATACATAAATATAGACCAACAAATATAAATCAATTATTATTAAGTGAAAACAATAAGAACTTAGTAACAAATTTCATAACAAATAATTATTTTAATTTAATTTTCGAAGGCAGTTCAGGGTGTGGAAAATCGAGCTTAATAAACATAATTTTACAAGAATATTACAAAGGCAATAACAAAATAATAGAAACAAATGTTTGCTATATTAGTCTATTGAAAGATCAGGGGATTAATTTTTATAAAAATGAAGTACGTATTTTTATAAATAATTGCATAAACAATAGTTATAAAAAATTTATAGTTATTGAAGATGTGGAATTTTTCTCAGATATGATACAAATGTATTTTTTCGAGCTAATAAAAAACCATAAGAACACAATATATTTTATGCTTACAACCTCTAATAAATTAAAAATTAACAATAATTTATTACACTTATTAGATATTATAAAATTTGAGCAAGTAACTTACTCAAGTTTATTGGATATATTAACACATATATTAACCAAAGAGCAAATTAATATTGACATTAGCATTAAGAAATATATAATCAAATTATCTAATAATTCAATAAATAATTTAATAAACAATATAGAGAAGATAATATTACTATATAATAATTTTGCATCATTGAAGGACGTTAAAGAATTAGATATAGAATCAAATATAGTTATAGAACATTATGACGAGTTAATAGACTATTGTATAAATAATAAAAAACAAGAAGCAGTTGATTTTATGTTGAACCTATTAAATAAAGGTTATTCTATAATTGATATATTAGAGAATTTTTTATATTATATTAAAGAAGTCAATAAATTTATAATTGAAGAAAAGAAATATTTAATTATAAAGTTAATAGTAAATTTTATTAATAACTATTTTTCAATAGAAGAAGACAACATACAAATAATATTTTTCACAAATCACCTTTTCAATATTATAATTAATGACATAGAATCATAACTATCTAATGTAATCTAATGTATTGCGCTATAAAATTCAAGAGCTAATTCTGCGAGTCTCAATATTTGTTGAAGTTAAATATATAGAATTTTCAGTACATATAATATATACATCTTCAATCTTATATATTTTAACAATAGGGCTCGTATATTCTTCCTCGTTCTTAACTAATAATTTTTCTTTATTTTCTTTAACACCAATCATAACTTTTTTATCTATTGAATCTACCCAGTAATCTAACATAATAGGTTTATCTTCGTTAATAGCAATCTTCGCTATATGTGGCCATATACTAGAAGGCGGTAATACTAATTTTTCCGTGTTGCCACTCATTTATATAAATGTAATACTAAAAAACTTTAAATTGTTTTTTTGTATATATAATATTTTTTTCTAAATATTGTTCATATAAACTATAAACTATAAACTATAAACTATAAACTATAAACTATAAAATATAAAATATTAAGAATGTATAATGAAACTATATATTGACTTTTCTAATTTATTAAAAAAATATTCAAGTTTATTTTATAGAAATATGTTGCTTAGATATATAAATACTCCTAAATATTTAGAATTTATTTATTTAAAAGGACTTTTTTTAATAAAAAATATTTATATTTTTTTACATAGCATTAATGTTGATACTAATGAGATCGAGTTGCTAATAGAAAAAGCATACGTTTATTTCATCGAATTTATAATTCAAATAAATATAAATTCAAGTAATTTTGAATTAACATTGAGAGATGCTGTAATGTTTACATATAAAAAAACTATCTCATCATATACTATAAGAAAAACAAATACATTAACAAAAGATTTTGATAATAATTTAAATATTTTGTGCAATATTTTCTACATTACAAATAATCTGAATTTTATTGAAAATTTACATACAATTCAAGACGCTGAAGAAAGTTATATTAATAATCTAATAACAAACAAACTTGCTTCTATTAAAATATTGGAAACTAAATTATTAGAATTAATAACTAATAACAAAGATTTATTAGAATTAAATAATACTTTGCTTAACTTGAGAGATAGTATGGAAAAAATAATAGAATCAATATGTAATACTAAAAGCGTGACTATAGATCCAAACTATAATATTACTATGTTGAATAATATTATACTTATTATGGACAATGATAATTAGTTGGATAAAAAACATTAAAATATTAAAGCATTAAAGCTCACTTATTCAATAAATATGAACTTCTTCTTAATTTTTTTATTTTGTAGCTGCTTGATTTTTGAACCTTCTGTAAAAATATTTTCATATTCTGTTGATAAAATATTTTTAATATATTCATATACAACATTCAAAGTTTCTTCGTCGCATTTACCGACAATTAATATACTTCCTGTTCTAAATATCATATAGGAGATTTTCGTATCCTTAGCATTACAATAATAAATACATCTAATTCCAGGATACGAACACGGGTCGTATATAGCATTAATATTATATTTATTACGTAAAATACTGTATAAAATCTCTCTATTGATATAGAATCCACAATGAAAATTGGAATTTATTAGAACATTTTCTGTAATTTTATAATTACAGGCAATTGTATTGTCTATATACTTATTTAATATACTTAATAAGTCATTAATAATTATGTTTAGCTGCTCATCATTTTGAATTCCAGGAATCTCTATTTTACCAGTATTGAAAATTTTAATATGTATTTCTCTAAAACCATTAACAATATATATTCTCAATGATAATACAAAACAATTATAGAAGGCACTCTTATCCTTATTACGGGCATATAATAAATCTTTTTTACATAGTCCAATGCTTAATTTTCGAATATGTTTGAATTTTTTATCCGTGTCAATATGAGTAATAATTTTATTATGAACATTGTTTATATTTTCTGATCTTGCTAACATTTTTTCATAATCATCCTTGTTTTCAAATGAGAATTTGATTTGTTTTTTAATAATACCCTTTTCCTGACTATTATAATCAGTAATAGGTAAAAGCCAAAACGTTTCAAATATATCAAGACTTTTATTCAAGAACAAAATTTTAGTTTTTGTTGATATATATATATCTGAACAATTCTTTGAAAAGTTTTTCTCAGGAATAACTTTTGCTAATATACAGCTATTGTTTGTATTGTTTGTATTTAATCTATTATTATTAATGTTACCACTGCTTATACCAGCATCATTAGTATCAGCATCATTAGTATCAGCATCATTAGTATCAGCATTATTATAAGCATTATTACCAGTATTATTACCCGAGTTATTGGCAACATCATTGTTTTCTAAGAACATTAACCATTCGCCTTCAATACTCATTATTATTAGTTTATAACAATTATAAATGTTTATAATTGTTTCAATTATAATATTTAATATGTTTTAATATAGTATTTAATTTTCGAATTTAAATAAATGATATAAATTATATAAAATTATATGCTTATCATATAATTTGTTGTAATTATTAATAAAAAACTCCATTCTATTAATGGTAATGTTACTAAGATTCTGTATATTATTTTTCAATATGCTATATAGATATTTTTTTATAAATTCAATATAATTAAATTTATGCTTTAGTTCTAAAGCTAAAAATGCTTTTTTAAAATATTCAAAATCCCGAGTATTATTTATATTGTAAAGATTTACATATATATCATCACTGATAAAATATCTAATATTTTCTTTACCTAACTGTAAAAAATTTATCATTGCTCTTATATCATTTTTAAATGTAGTTATAATGTAGCTCAAATATTCCTGAGATATATTCATTTTTTCATTAGTAATTATTGAAGTTAAAAAACCTTGTATTTCATTAAAAGGAATAGTATTAAATTTTAACTTACAAAAATAGTTTTGCAGATTGTTATCTATTTTTGTAATATAATTACAAATTAAGCAATATCTAACATTATAATTACTATAGTATTCTATTAAATATTTTAATGCTAATTGCGCGCTATTAGTCATATAGTCAACCTCATCCAAAATAATAAACTTAGGTCCTTCAAAAAATAAGTTGTCACTTACCACAAAAGTATACAAATTATTTCTAATAATTTCTATGCCTCTTTCGTGCGAAGCATTTAAATGTATAATTTGTTTCTTGTTATCTTTATAATATTTAGTTAAATAGCTATTTATTAGATTTATAACAGTTGTAGTTTTACCCGTTCCAGGAGGTCCATATAAAAGTAAATTAGGAAAATAATTTTTATCAATAATATTTTTAATCAGTAGCTTATTGTAGTTACTTAAAATAATTTTTTCTAAATTGGTTGGACGATATTTTTCGTTCCAGTTTACATTTTTATCCATATTAATTATTTATTAAATAAATAATGAATAATAATCTATATTGTTTTAAATAATAAATTAAAACAATATAAATTGTTAGTTATTTATTTTAAATAAATAAGATGCTTCCCAAGAAAAAAGGCAGAAAACCAAAGTCATACCACGAAAATTTGAAACTTCAAGAATTGTCAAACAAGCTTTTAGATATGTCGATCAACGCAATAGATAATGTATTAGATGATATATTAAGCAGCGTTATAAGCGATATATCAAATGGCATAAATGAAAATATTCTTGATATTTCCAAAACAGTTGTTCATAAAAAGAGAGGTAGAAAACCTAAAGGCGGAATAATTATAGAACAAAATAAGATAGAAATGCAAACTGATATTAAACCGAACATTATTTTACATTTAAATTGTAAATTGAACGACATTATTACAGGCGACCTCAATTATGATCCAACTGTTTATAACATTAAAGATTTTGATAATATGAATATAAAATATGATTATATAGAAAAGAAAAACGATGACCTATTAAATAATGGAATTAATGAAGATAGCGGAGATAGTTTAAATAACATAAATGTAATAAATAATAGTACTACTAATTCCGCTAATATTAATATTAACACCAATAATACCGCTAATAATAGCGGCAATTCTTGTAATGATAATAAATTCTTTAATAATGATGAACATTTATTGAATAATGATAACTTTCTAATACATAATAATAATGAAAAAAATTTATATAACAAGGCCTTGTCGAAGAAATTGGAAGATTTATCCAAACAATTAAAAACTAATAATATTAACAAAAAAAGTGCATGCTTTTGGTGCACGTGTAATTTTGATAATCAGACAATTTTAATACCAAAATATGAAATAAAGAACACATATTATTGCTATGGGAATTTTTGCAGCCCTGAGTGTGCTTGTTCTTATTTGATGAATGAAAATATAGAGTCGTCGCAAAAGTTCGAACGCTATTATTTATTGAATAATATATATGGCAAAATATATGACTACGAGAAAAATATTAAATTAGCACCATCACCTTATTATACATTAGAGAAATTTTACGGAAATTTAAACATTCAGGAATACAGAAAATTATTAAAACACGAGCGACTATTACTTGTTGTAGACAAACCATTATCTAAATTAACTCCTGAATTATATGATGAAAATGAGGACTATATACTAAACAATAAGTCTATTAATAATAAGCAAAATTCAACCAAGAATTATAAAATAAATGTAAAATAGTGCTTGGCCCAATAATAAATATTTTTTAAAATTGTCTTAAATTATATTTTAAAATAATTTAAAATATAACTTATAATATTTATAACATGGATAGCGATTTAACTCTGCTTATTAATAAATTATCGCAAGATATTACACAATCTTTAAGGTCTAATTTTACTATTTTTATAGAAAAAAATAAAGTAAATAACGAACTAATTAGTGCATTAAAGACATTATTAGTCAGGCTACCTGAACACATTGAATTAAATGAAAAATATAACAAATTAACACAAGATTATGATGAACTATTTGAAAAATATAATACATTAAAAGAGAGCAAAGGTAATATTACTATTAATGTAAACGAAGTCTCAGAACAAACTTCAAAAATTGTTACATTTAAAGACAAAATTGTTGAAAAAACAATTGGCTTTGATTTAAAGAAAAGCAATTCAGAACAAATTGAAGCAAAAGAAGAAGAAGAAACGGAAGAAGAAGAGGAAGCGGTAAGCGAAGCAAAAGAAGAAGAAGAAGAAGAAGAAGAAGAAGAAGAGGAAGAGGAAGAGGAAGAGGAAGAGGAAGAGGAAGAGGAAGAGGTAAGCGTAAGCGAAGCAAAAGCAAAGGAAGAAGAAGAAGAAGAAGAAGTAAAAGCAAAAGCAAATGAAGAGGAAGAGGAAGAGGAAGAGGAAGAGGAAGAGGAAGAAGAAGAGGAAGAAGAAGAAGAAGAAGAAGAACTTGTTTCAATTACTATTAAAGGTAAAACATACTACAAAAATGAATTAAACAATGTTATTTATGAATGCTTACCTAATGAAGATATTGGAGAATGTCTTGGAAAATTAGTCAATGGAAAAATAATTATGAAAAAATAATTAATAAAAAATAATTAATGAAAAAAATCATCATAATTAGTTTCAATGGTTTCTTCCAACATTTTATATGAATTATTAATCTTATAGTTAATATATTGTTCAATAAGCTTAATAATTCTGTTGTATACCAATTTAATATGTGTTTCATCATATTTTTCAGATACAAATATATACAGTAACAAATTTTTTTTATTAGTACAATATAACTGGGTATTACAAAATATAAAATTAAAATTATTATATTCACTGCTATATTTTGTTAAAACTTTTGTAAATATTATATCTTTTATGTCTATATGCTTCAATAAATTATTTTGAAACAATATAAAATTATTGTAAAATATTTTAATAATATAAGTAATATCATTTAATTGCCATATTTGATATAAAAAAATATTTTTGTCAATACAATCACAAAAGGCAAAATTTAACAATATTTTTTTATATATTTTTAATTCAGCAATAGATAAATTAACATTAAATAATTTAATTATATTTTCGTGCAATAATAAGCTTAAACTTGTTCTATCTGAATAATTTATTATATCTAAATCATTTAAATCAAATCTCTTTTCGAGTAAATTTTTTGTCAACAATTTTATATTACTGTTGTTAATAACACTACTTGTATTATTAACACTATTAGGACTATTGAATTTTAATTCAATAATTTTATTATAATAAAAATAATCTATATTTATTAACTTATAAAATTTATTATCAAGATAATCCAATATATTATTTATTATTACTTCATAGTTTTCTAATTCATAAATAGCAGGATACAATTTTTGAATAATATTTTTTAATTGACTATTAGACGGCGGCATAATTTTTAGCAAACTCGATATTTTGTACAATTCTGCAAATTTTTTCTCTTCTTGTAATGTATTTATAAATATAAAAGGTATGGATTTATTGGTGGTTTTTTTTTTCAATAATTTAATCAAATTCGTAAAATAGCTCTTGTCACTGTAAGAATAATAGTTTATATTGTCTACAATTAAAGCATTATTTTGTTTATTATTAAAAAACATTGAATATACATCGCTGTGATTCGTCATATTGAATAATTCATCGACGGTTAGTTTATTTTGATTGCAATCAATATAATTAATATTATATTTTAACGAAAGAAGAATATTTTTAATAATAGTTGTTTTACCAATACCAATATCACCATATACATATAAATATTTTGGAGAAGCAGGGTTGTCTAATTTTTTTATATAATTGGATACGTTATTATATATGTATTTAATATCATTAGTGTTATAATAATTTATATGTTCCATCTAATATTTTTATTAACATTATTTTTATGTATTTTTTTAATTAAATGAGTTAAATTATATTTTCTTATAATTTGTATTATAGTAACTTTACTTTTATTATTACTACTATAATAATAGAAAAAATCAATCAAATTATTGAAATGTATATTTTTATAATATATGCTATTATGCTTTTTTATAACAAGTTCGTTATTAACTAACTTTTCAATATACATTTTAAAAACTATTTCACTAAAAAGTAACAAATCATTTTTTAATAAATGATAATAATAGTTATAATTATTAAATTTATTAGCAGTCAAATGAATATTATAGTAACGGCATATATAATATTTATTAAAGTTCTCTTTGTTCAAGCAATATTTTAGTATAGGAGAAACATTTATCCATATTAAATTTAACACTTCATTAGGTAATGAAGCAAATAATTCTTTGGACATTATATATATATAGTAGTTATTATATAATTTGTTATATTATTTGTTATATTATTTTGTACCTTTTTTCATTAATTCTAATATTTTATTAATACTGATTTTTAATAGCTCGTTTTCACATATTAAAAAGTCGCGGTCTTGATTTAAAATCACGACGTCTTGAGCAATAGTTTTCAATATTTTACACTTATTGTCTATTAGATCTAACTGTGAAGTAAGATTACTTATAATAGCTTGTTGCTCTTGAATTGCTTTAATTAGCATAACATCAAAGCAACTATATTTAACATATTTATAAGTTTCTGTTTTACCGAGTTTAATATCTTCTTGGCTTAGCTCTTGTTTGCCAACTAAAAGAGGAAATATATCTTCAAGTTCTTGAGCAACAACACCAATAAGTTTGTTGCCTTTATTTCCTTTTAAATTATAATTTACTACTCTAATTTTTAATAAATCTTGTAATTTAGGACGTGTATCAACTATATTTTCCTTTAATCTAATATCACTCATAGTGGTCCTAGTATTATTAAACTGATTAACATCGCCATTTGCTAGAAAACGAATACTTTCACTTCCAGCACTTATTCGCCAGCTCGCTATTATTGTTGTTGTATCAGATTGAGTTGTTGTAGAATAACTTGAATAAAAACCACTCGAATGAAAAAAAAATTTATTATTAAAAATACTAAAAGTATTTAATGAATACGACGGCATAATAGTCATATACATAGCCTTCTTTTGGTCAGTATTAGTAACACTGTTCCATCTTCTGGTTGACGTATTAACTTCAACTGCTGCGCGATCATTAACATTAGGTTGATTATTATCCCAAGCTTCAAAGTTCCATATGAATGGTGAGGGGCTTACACGAGTCCACCAGTACCAATTAGATGGTGTTATTCGTCTTCCACCTATATAATAACTTGCACCTTGAAAATCTCTTGCACTAAATCTAATAAGTTCATTTTCTACTTCATTTTCAATAGCGGCAAGAGATCCTATACTCTCATTCTCATGCCCCTGATGAGAAGCGGTAATTCCGCTCATATAATAACTTTTATTAGTACTATTAAAATGAAATTTATAATTTGGAGCAACAAGAATAGTATTTGAATTTGTAATTTTAATACCTCCGGCACTAAAAAAGTATTCATCAATATCACCAGGTGTGTTGGTTGTAATATCTCTCATACGTGGAAATAAAGTAGCGAGTTTAGTTAATGTAGTATTTGATAATTTCCAATATTCAACATACCCACGCGCATTACTAGGCGTAGAAGGCTTACTAAATGTCGAGGTAGGCGAATATATATGTTTATCAGGAAAACCAACAGCAAATACACACTCATTAGAACTAATATTACTAATATCAAGGCTACGTGGCCATGCTCTAATATTCTTAGTAGTACCATAATCAAAAGTTATATTAGCACTTGTATAATCTATAACGGTAGGAATGTTCCAATCATTCGCAATCCATTTATAAATAAATACATAAGAAGTATTTGATACAATTATTTTATCAGCATCAGAAGATATTTTAAAAGCTATAATATTTCTATTAACATTATAAGTTGAAGGCTGTGTTAATGTTTGACTACTACCTCTAATACTATTATCAGAAGCACCACTACAGTTGTATGTATGAAATTTATCGTCAACAGTAAATCCTAATATACTTGGAGAAGATGAAAGTACTACAAAATATCCAAAATTGGTAGGATTAGATAATTGAGCAGTAGCAGTAATTGGATTATGGGTATGAGGCTGACCAATGAGAGTCCATGATTTCCCTGCTATATCTATAGTATATCTATATACTTTTATACTTGTTTTATTATCACCATAAGCAATAAATAATGTCGGAGCAATATAATTTATTGCGAGATTTTGAATATTTTTTCTAAAGTCTGCTGGTAATTGTGTAGGTATCATATTACTATTAGTATATGTTGAAAAGTCTACACCTATATATCCTAAAGAAATCCATTCATTTGAAACTTTCATATATACAGTAACGTTGCTTGCTTTACCAAGAGCAACAAACATTCCATCATTAGTAATTGCTATACACACATAAGCTGTACTTATTGCAGGCGGTGTAATAGCAGCAGTTCTATAATATGAATAGTTGCTGCTATTATCAGAAATTTTAAATGATCCTGTTGTTAAACCATTATTAGCATTATAGCTATTTACATATGAAAATGTATCATATTCATATTTTAGAGTTCTTTCTTCTATTTCATAGTCAATTACATTAGTTACATCATTATAAATATTTCTAGCATAGTCAGTAAAGTATCGAGTTGTTCGAGTGTTAGAGCCACCAGCAATATCTGTGAAACCATCAACATTTCTAGTATCAGAAGTAGTATCTGAGAGATATGGAAGGTCAAGGACTTTTATTGCTGTAGCTGTTGCTATAATAGAACCATTGCTTGAAGATACAAGTAGTGGCAGTTTTACATTAGTTTGAGAAATATCTGTTGATGTATGAAAAGTAGCAGGTGGTGTATTAGTATTAGCTTTTTCGGGTATATTTGTTGTAGTACTAGAACCAACAGGAGTTGTGTCTTGTGTGTATGATGAATTATAGGTTGTTACTGAATAGCCTCGAAAAAACTCCTCATGGTCCCAGTCGGATCCATCGTCCCATGCCCAATCATTTCTAGATCTGCCATCAGCATTTGAGCCGGCTTTACGTTTTCCTCCAATAAATATATCATCACATCCTTCCAGTTCTGCAAAATTTGCTATTGTTGTATTTGCAGAAGAACTATGAATAGAAACTAATTTGTAAGTAATATTACTATTTTGATTTGACAAGTTCATAGCATAAGTTTTATGCTGTTCCCAAGTATATAACTCGTGGATGGTAACTAGTTCATCGTTTGCAGGCACTGGGGTTTCTATAGTTTCTCTGTAATTTGTATTTTTAAAAATTGCTAGTTTACTATCTGTTGCACTATGATCATACAATTTTCCATTTGAATATATTACTGCACTAGTGCCAAGTTTTGGTCTATGATCATACCATTCAGTAATACTAGTGTTCCAAGTAGTATTATCATACCATTTCCAGTTTGCTCTGCGTTGTGCCAGGGTAGATTGGTAACGAATTATTACAATACCTGAGCCACCATTACCAGGAGTACCCCCTTGTTGACAACCACCTCCACCACCACCAGTATTGGGGGCACCATTACCGCCATTGCCATAATAATCATTTCCTCCTTTACCACCATTCGAGATATATGAGTTAGTACCGCCTGCGCCACCGGCGTCAGCGTTGATCAGGCCACGTGCGCCTACACCTCCTCCACCACCTCCTTTTCCTCCATATCCACCAATAAATCTACCATTTCCAGAAGTGGCAACCGCACCCCCACCACCACCGCCCCAATAATAAGTTGTTCCAAGGATATTACTTTCTAGCCCTACGCCTCCAGCACCGCTGCCAGTTTCACTTGTAGTTATATTTGGCGCATTACCGCCCGCACCTCCACCACCTGAACCGCAAATTGGGTCAATAGTAATACCCGCTAAATGAATATAGTTACCACCATTACCACCATGGCTCGTAGCTATGTTATCGGAATACCCAGTGAAGTTACCACTTTTGCCGCTACCCCCTGATAATGAACTATTAGCACTGCTTACACCACCACCACAACCTCCATCAATACCATTACCCACGTCAGGTCGTCCACGACCTCCACCTGCAGCAGTCGCACCAAATGCCGTAGTATCTGAACCACTCTCATTGAGAGTTCCTCTTCCACCATTACCTATAACAATATCATAATCTCCTGGAGATACGTTCCTCTCTTGTATACGTATAACACCGCCACCACCACCACCACCACCTGCCCCGTTAAACCTTGGGGATTTAGCACCACTTCCACCACCACCAACTAATAATGCTTCTATAGGCCCAGAAAAGTTAGGAGAAAAGGTTCCATTACTAGTAAATATATGGTATATATAATCATCATCGGCTATAATAGTACCACCAGTACTATATGAATTTATGATTGTAGCACCTATGAAGTACGGCACATTGGAATTATATGCATTAATTGCATCTATAACTTTTCCTTTTTCATCAGAACTTGAAATAACTGCTAAAGTTCGTGTTGATGTATTTTCATCTCTATGCTGTTGCCATGTTCTAGTGTTGGTATCTACTTCATATTTAGTAATAACAGGTCCTTGATTAGTTCTTGTATGAGCCGTTGTTATTTTTCTATATACAGATTTTGCTCTTGTGTTTGAATCAACATCATACCACTTCCTTCTCCTTGAATCTCCAGTTTGTCTTATAGCCTGCATCATTACATATAGATGTGATGCATTATCAGGTTGAATATCAAGAGTAGTATAAATAGGGGTTGATGTCCATACACGTCTATATCTAATAGTGTATGCGCTGGTTACGGTAGTAGTTGCTTTATATGTTTTCATCGTATACGAATAACGCTCTCTTATATTTGTATCTTCTACATTATCATCAATATAAGTTATTGCATAAGGAAATAATAGCTCATTAGATAGTGTAACACTAATCTGTTTATTAAGAGCATTATCAAGATAACCTATTGACCCATATATTGCATTGGGATTTTCCATTATAGCAGTGCTTAAATCTGTATATTTAATAAAATTTCTATTAAGAGATGTATCGAAACTGGTTTTTGTATAAAATATATCATTACTAATAGAAATGAGAGTACCGCATATTGTGCGTATGTTTGAACTTACATCACCAAAAGAAAGAGTAATATTATTGCGTAATATGGTTATCCTTGAATTTAGATTTATACTTAGGTCACTTATATTACTAGTTATAGCACCAAACGAAATATTCACATTAGAGATTGTTACAAAATTGGTTAATAAATTTTGATTCAAATTTAGCCCGTTCAATGTAAGAGCACCTGTAATATTCAAATTATTAAAAGTCATATTTAAGTTAGGTACTAAATTAAGCGCTATAGTAGAAGATCCGTCCAACACTCCAGTAAATTTATCACTGTATATATTGCGAAATTTAGAAGTGTTGGAACCGAGATTAATAATTGTGGATCTAGTTGGAATAATACTTCCAGAGAGACTAACAGCACTAACAGAAACGTCAAAATATGTATTTAACTTAATATCAGGATTTAAGCGTGAATAATATAATGTATTACAACTAATATCACCATTAAAAATACTAATATTACTAACATTTATAATATTTGTATTGGTTTCTTGTTGTTCCACTAATAAAGGCTTACTAATTTCTAAGTTAGAAAAATCATTTGAACTGCTAATAGTAATAGAATTGGAATTATAATTATTATTAAACCTAATAAAAGATAGCCTATTATTATTTAGCGAACTATCAAATATTAAATTATTTAATATAACATCACTAAATATAGCATTATTAGGATAAATATTATTATATTTATCGTAACCAATAGGACTATTGTAAATGTAAGAGTTTATAATGGAAGAATCACTAATGTCTGTTGTTATTATGTTGTCACAATCAACAATGCTACAATCAAAGATAATAACAGTTCCATATAAAACAATACCTGTAAATCTTGTTTTAGACGCTTCTTTGTCTTGTTTAGTGCTATTAATAAAAATCCCACCTTGTACTTTTAAAGTTCCCACTACATTATATGATATGGTTGATATGGTTGTTGGGGAGAAATAAAGCACATTATTTACAGATATATCATTTGCTCTTGTCAAGCTTGTATTTAAATTTTTAGAAAGATCTAAATTATTATGAATAACCATATTATTTTTAACAATAACATTTTTATTTTGTGGTGTAATAAAGATTATATTATTAGTAGAGCTCTCAAAAAGTAAATTATTATTAATATTTTGAAAATATTGCGAAACATTACGTGTGTTTAGATTGTTTTGATAAATATATGACGTATTAATATTCCAAGGAATATTACTTGCATTAAATTTTGAGTAACTAATATCATGTTTAGAATTATAATAAGTAATAGACATTTATATTAATAATATAAATATTATATTAATTTATCTTTATTTTAAAGATAGGTTAATAAAGATAAGTATTAAAAAGTTAAGTATTAAAAAGTTAAGTATTAAAAAGCAAGTATTAAAAAGTTAACTATTAAAAAGTTAAGTATTAAAAAGTTAAGTATTAAAAAGTAAATATTAAATTAATAATTTACATTGTTGTATTTGTGCAAGCTTTAGGATTATTTGTAATTCCATCCCAATGTATATTACAATCTTTAGCCCATTTAAATTTTTCGCAAATAATATCAGCATCTGAAGTACCAGTCGCAGAAAATAAGCTTACTGGATAATTACGGCATTGACTTGTTGCAGCATATCCAGTATTTATGGAATTGTGTTTACAAACAACATTTCCATTAGTATAGCTAACATTCCAATAATCAGGACAATCAGTTTGAACAGGTGGATATGTTTGTTCTTCTAAAGATTTTACTATTAAAATTCCTATAATTATTAATCCTAGTATTAGTAATATTGTAGCAATCATTAAAACAATCTTATTAAATTTACTTATAGGTATTGTGAAATTAAAAAGTGTCATTAAATTAAAAGATGCCATTAAATTATAATATACGAATAAAATAAAAAAGAAATTATATAATAAATTATATAATAAAATAAAAAAGAAATTATATAATAAATTATAATAAATTATAATAAATTATAATAATAAATTATATATTATAATATAAGCTAATATTATAATATATAATAAATGTCAAATGGAAAAGTGAATATAATGGGTCCAAATATTAGCACGTTATTTTCAATGATGGATAAAATTCCATTAAATACAAATACAAATTATCAAAATATATTAACAGGTAATTTTGAACGATCAAGGTTAACAGATACATATTTTTCAAAACAAAATATTCAAAAAATACAGGAAGGTATTCGTAAAGGTGTATATGATAGATCACGACAAAGAATATCAATAGATGACCAACCAGAAGATCAAATAGTAACAGTAATGAGAGCTATGTATTTACAATATTCTGTAAATTTAGCTTCAAATATAGACCAACAAGTTGCTGATTTAAATGCGCGAGTGCTAAGTTTTTGTATAAATAATGTATTTAATGAAGCGGTAGCTTATTTAAAATACAGAGAAGATGCGAGCACAATGCATATTCCAATACAACATCCAATTTATTCAAATAAAACTAATAAAGTATTAGAACAAAAACCTTGGTTTTAATTTAATATTTAATTTAATTTAATAGTTATATTAAATTAAATAATTCAAAATCTAATTAGCAGTCAATGTTACTTTTCTCTAACTTAGTTAAGATTTCATTTAGTTTAGATTTTAAAAGAGTATTTTCTTGCTTTAAGCTGGTTATATCATTTTTCAACACTTGTGTCGTTTCTTGTAAATCTTTATAAATATTATATTCTTCATTTAATGTTACTATTCGCGATTGAAGCTTATTTATAATTTCATGCTCTTCTTGTAAAGCTTTAATTAAGATAACACTAAAACAACTATATTTAACAGTTTTATATTTTTCCGTTTTACCTGCTTTAATATCTTCTATACTGGGTTCTACTTCAGATACCAAACTGGGAAATATTTCTTCTAATTCTTGCGCTAATACACCTATATGTTTATTCTCATTATTGTTGATAGTTCCTTTTAAATTATAGTTTACTACTCTAACTTTTAACAAATCCACTAATTTAGGAGTTGTATTTACAATATTTTCTTTTAATCTAATATCACTAAAACCACTATAAACACCTGTACGATTAGTAATAGTACCATTTGCCATAAATTGTATAACTGAAGTATTAGTATTTAAATAATTAGTTCTCCATTCAGCTATTGTAGTGCTATTATAAGCAGTAGCTGTGTTTTGTGTATAAGTGCCAGTGTTAGTAAAAATAAACTTATCAAAAATTTTAAAATCTGCAATAGTATTGTTTACTTTTACATAATTAAAATTAAGGCTATTATCAATATATCCCCTTCTATATGTGTTGTTACTAATGTCAGTTATCTTATCATTAATGGCCTTTATTGATAGACTAATATCACTAATTGATTTTGATATATCAAACCTTAATCCACTAATAGTTGTTATTACATTTGAACATACATCACTTATATCACTAGTTATAGCGCCAAACGAAATATTTACATTAGAGATTGTTACAAAATTGGTTGATAAATTTTGATTCAAATTTTGACCACTCAATGTAAAAATACCTGTAATAGTTAAATTATGAAAACTCATATCTAAGTTAGGTACTAAATCAAGCGCTATAGTAGAAGATCCTTCCAAAACTCCAGTAAATTTATCACTGTATATATTGCGAAATTTAGAAGTGTTGGAACCGAGATCAAATTGACTGGGTTTGGTTGGAATAATACTTCCAGAGAGACTAATCTCACCAATAGAAACGTCAAAATAATTATTTAACCTAATGTCAGGATTTAAGTATGAATAATGTAATGTATTACAACTAATATCACCATTAAAAATACTAATATTACTAATATTAGTATTGATTATTCGCGGACCAACAACTAAAGGTTTATTAATTTCTAATTTAGAATAATCATTTGAATTTTTAATACTAATATAATCAGTATTGGTATTATTATTAAACTTAATAGAAGTTTCTGTTTGAACTTGATCTTGTATTTTACTATTTAATGTTAAACTGGTTAATGAAACATCATTAAATATAGCCCCAGCAGGAGCGCTATTATTATTTCTATCATAACCAATAACGCTGTTGGTTATATAAGAGCTTGTAATAGTAGCATTAGAAAAGTCTGATGAAATTATGTCACTATTACTTATGGCAGAATCTCTTATTGTGCTTGTCTCTATAATAGAGAAGGAGCTTTCTAATACTTGTTGAACAAGACTATTAGCAAAAACAAGATTTCCGTTAATACGAAGGTCTCCAATAATATTAGTTCCAATATCAGAATTTAAATATAAGACTCCTCCTAATGAAATATCATTAGTATTTATTTTGTTTGTAGTTAAAACATTAGAAACATCTAAATTCTTATTAACAGCCATACTATTTTCAACAATAACTTTTTTATTTTCTGATACAGACAATACTATGTTGCTATCATTACTTTCAATAACTAAATTGTTATTGATGGGTCCGAGCTGATCAGAATAAGAACCATCATTATAATTTTTATTACTATGGTGTATATATGTGGTATCAAACCTGTATGGTATTTCGGTTCTATTATATTGAATATAACTAATATCATTAGTAGAATTATAACTTATTAAATTAGAAATATTAAATGTATCCATTAAATTATATATTATAATATATGTAATATATTTTATAATATAATCATACCAAATTAAATAATTATACTATAATTTAAAAAAAAACAAATAATAAATAAGTTAGTTTTTTCAAGATTTATTTTTTCTTAGTTTTTTTAGATTTATCTTCAGTTTTAATATGTGTTTCTAAGAATTCTGTATAAGCAATTTTTAATGCATCAAGCTCTTTAAGCCACATATTTTCTAAAGTGCTTGCGCAGATTGTTTCTAATTCATTTTTCTTAAGTTCATGATCGTTTAATAATTTTTCGACATTTTCTTTACATACCGAATCCATAGGCATCTTTACTAAATAATTGTAGTCGTTAGTCTCTCCTAATTCAAATTTGAATTGTTCCATAATTTTATAAATGGCATCTTTTGATTTTTTACGCAAATCAATCTTATCATCTAAATTATATTGAATAAATCGCGCTTTAGCGCTTAATACTTTAAGTTCGCGCTCAAGCTTTTCAATAATATACTTCTTTCGTTTATCATAATAATCATAACGAATAGCATAATAAGAGTCGACAATTTCATAAACAGTGTCGTACTTATTTAATTGTTCCTTTTCATTAAATAAATGCATATTTGTTGTACATTGACTGGTATACAGTTTCAAGTATTTTTCTAATCCATTAATATTATATTCGTGTTCTTCTGAAAGTAATTTAGATAAAATTCCAGGATAAAACGTCACCTCAAAATCAACATTTATATCTGTAGACATATCTACAAAATCTTTCACATATTCATCATTACATTTCGATGTTTTGCTTTTGCTTGATTTGGTATCTAAAATGCCTTCTAAAAATTCTTTATAATCTTGTGTCCAAGTTCCAATCGGAAGCTCACTAATACGAATCTTATCTGTTCCAGTTGTTTCATAACAACCTTTAATAATGTATTTTTTATACGTTGTATCACAAGGATAAATCTTGCCTTTAAACCCTTTATAATAAGGTTCAATTAACAACGCTTTAAGTTCAATTGTACTAACATTATTTAATTTTGCCTCTAAATAGTTAATAATTTGAATGGGGTTATAGCACATAATATCTGTGCTAAATCCTGTTCCAATTCCTTTTGTTCCATTTACAAGGATCATAGGAATAATGGGGACATAATAAATGGGTTCAACTTTTGACCCATCATCATCAATATAATCTAAAATCGCGTCATCAAATTCGGAAAATATTTTGCGTGTTATAGGATTTAAATACGTGAAAATATACCTTTCAGAAGCAGCATCTTTTCCACCTTGAAGACGTGTTCCAAATTGTCCTTCCGGCTTAAATAAGTTAATATTATTTGAACCGACAAAATTCTGCGCTAAACCGATAATAGCTCCATTTAGACTGGCTTCACCGTGATGATAGCTTGAGTGCTCAGAAACATATCCGCTAAATTGCGCGACTTTAATTTCACTATATAATTTTTTCTTTAAAGCAGAATATAAGATTTTTCTTAAACATATTTTAAGACCATCACAAATATTAGGAATAGAGCGCTCATTATCATAAATAGAGAAGTGAATCATATCGTTATTAATAAATTCGCCATAAGTTACATATGATTTGGAAGTATTTAAATAGCTGGAGCGATCATAATTAGAAAGCCATTCTTTGCGATCATTAGCACGTTTTTTATTAAATACTTTGTCAATTTTCTCCCGGCACGTTTCTGTGCTTGTAAAATTTACAATTTTTTTGTGGGCAAAATATTCTTTAAATTCTTTACTGGTGCTTGTTCCGAGACCCTTATAATATTTGATGGTCCACTTAGCAAAATCGCTGTTTTCTTTTTTCCAATGCTCATATTCGCCATTATTATAAAAAGGCATTACTTGTTTTCCGTATGTTGCTTTTAAAATAGGAGTATTCATATAACCAATAAATTCTGGTATTTCAATTAATGAACTCCACTCGCTATCAATCATATTAATAGCGAGCCCTTTAATATGACTGCCGTCTAAATCTTGGTCTGTCATAAATAAGAGTTTTCCATAGCGTAGCTTAGTATTAACATCTTGCAAAGTATAACTTTTTCCATGCTCTAAACCAACAATTTGCTTAATTTCGCTAATTTCCTTGTTTTCGCCAATTTTACCAATACTTTCGCCTCTAATATTAAACATTTTGCCTTTCATCGGATATACACCAATAAAGTTTCTGTCTTCACGTGAAAGACCCGAAATAATCCCGGATTTTGCCGAGTCACCTTCACAAAGAATTAATACACATTGCGAAGATTTAGCAGTTCCCGCAAAATTTGCATCTACGAGTTTAGGAATATTTCGAATAGTTTTGCATTTAGACCCATCGCTTTTCTTAACTGCTTTATTTTCTTTCACCTCTGTCAAGTTACAGGCAATAGCCATTACACCCATTTTAGCCAGTTTTTCAATAAACTTGCTGGATACCTCGCACGACGACCCAAAATTAGAAACAGCACTATTTAAATAATCTTTAGTTTGACTATCAAATGCTGGATTTTCAATAGTGCAATTTACGAAAATCATAAGTTGCTCTTTAATAGAGGCCGGTTTAACGTCAATATGTTTTTTTTCTTTAATGTATGTTGTTAATTTTCGCACAATTTGATTAACAATATATTCAACGTGCTTACCACCTTTTGAAGTATAAATTCCATTTACAAAACTTACTTGCGTAAATTCTTCATTTGGTGCTAAGCAAACAGCATACTCCCATCTATCATTTGCTTCCTCATATACTCGCTCTTTGTCTGCTTTAGTTCCAATATATAAATCAATATAATTCATAAATGTTTTAACTTCAATAGGACTGGAATTATATTTGACTTTGATGGATTTATTTGTAACAGCAGCAATATCATAGACACGTCTTTTTAATAGTGCAATAAAATCTTTGTCAAATCCATTAAGACCTAAACGCTTGAAATCCGGTTTAAAACTCACACTCGTATAAGGTTTGCTCTTACACTTCGTAATTTTGGGTTTTTCAATAATATTTAAGTTATCCTTAAATTCTTGAATATATTTTTGTCCGGTTTTAGCATCCACTGTTTCAATCTTGCCCCAAGTTGACCAAATTAATACAAGTTTAAACCCAAATCCATTTTTTCCTCCTACAATTTTCTTTTCATCTTTAATATAATTAGTGGAAGTTCGCATATTAGCGAAAATAAGTTCAGGGATCCATACTTTATATTCAGGATGAATTGACACATCTATACCATTACCGTCATTTGTTAGAGTAATAATTCCGCTGTCATCTATTGAAATATCAATCTTTGTAACAGGATAATTATTATCATCATTTGATAAAGTCGAAGTTGAAGCCATCAATTGCTCCATACGAATAGCATGGTCTCGGCAATTTACAATACCTTCATCAAACAATTTATACAATCCTGGGACATAAGTAATTTGTTTTTCAACAATTTTTTTTGTTTCTTCATCATAAATATGAACATTAGAGCAAATATGTTCAATTGAACCAATATATGTATCTGGATTATCTAACACGTGCTCTTTGTCTGATTTTTTTTGATATTTTTTTGATAGTTCCTCGTTGGAAGTCATATAAATTTATTTAGTAAGCAATATTTATATAATTATTACAATATTTCAATTTTTATTATAAATATTTTATATGTAAATATTTTTTATTAATATTATATTTTTAAATATAATATACAAATAATGGCAAGTTGTTTTAGTTTAATAACTAGATATACGGAAATTAGTAATAATAAATATGTATTTTATGATACTAATACTAATACTAATACTAATACTAATACTAATATCAGTTTTGGGTTATATGAGAATTCAAATAATCACTATTTGATAACAGGTGTTCCCAATAATTACCCTTTAACATTTTATTCACAAGGTAGAACAGATATATCTAATATATTAAGATTTGAACCTAAAGACACCGAACCTTTCATTATTTATGTATCAAAGGGTCAGGATGTTAGTTTTAATAATTATGATTATTTTAGATTTTACGATAATTCTTATCAATTATTAAACATTAATCACGCATATAGAACGATATATGACTCTTCGTTGACAGACGTTAAGAGTAATTTTTATTTTATGAATAATAGAAGCTATAAATTTATAGCTATTAAAGATTTTTGCAGTAATTTTCCTTTTTATATAAGAAGCATCAGTAATTCTTTATTAGGTCAATTAGTTAACACTTATAGTTTAACAAACATTGATTCCAGTTTTACTATAAAAATACCTAATAATGCTGATAATAGCAGTAATAAATTGTATTATAAAGATAATGATCCCTCTGATATTAGCGGTAATTTATATATACTGCGAGATATTAGTGGCTTAAAATACTATTATGGAGATATAAGTTTCAGCTATAAATATAATATTGATACGAGTAATATAACGTTGTCAATAAAATCATACGACTTTAGTTATAATAGTAGTACAGGCAGCTTTGGTAATAAAGAAATAAGTAATAATAATTTCTTCTATTATTCAGAAACTTGCAGTTATATTATTAATAATAATTTACCGGATAATAATGAATTTTTAAATAGAGTTAGTGCAATCGATTTATCATTAAATACTGTCACTGGTACCTATAAATTGAGTTTTAATAAAAATAGACATTCGGATTTTATAATAGCTAATCCAAGTAGAATTTATGACTTAAAATTTGGATTAGGAATAGGATCATATATAATTGTTGATGTATCAGATAATTTTCCAATGCGTTTAGGTTATATAGCTGGTCAGAACAGTATTTCATCAATTGCTATAGATACAACTTATCAAACAAACAGATATAAAAGTTATACTAGAAATGATCAGGATGATCCGGGTAGAAATGGTGAAATTTATTATTCTGGATCATTTAAAATCAATGTATTCAATAATTTTACAGCTATAGATATAGTTATTTTACATATAACTAAACGCGAGGATTACATACATACTGCGAAATTCTTTTACACTAATTTGTCTCATATTAATGGAGATTCATATGGAACTATTGGAACAAGTTATTTGAAATTACAAAATCAACAAGCTAACTATTATGACCTTTCTGAATGTGATTTTTCTTATAATAATTATGACCTTAAATTAGATGAACAATACATTGAAATAGCTAACATATCACAAGACAAATACGGGAATGATCTAACCCGATTTATTAGAAGCATTCCTACATCACAAGAAAGTATTAATCAAGAAATTTCAAATAATATAATTAATAAAGTATCTCAGTATAGTATACTATACTATGTTGCTGATTATGATAACAAAATTATTCAAAATATTAGGAAAATTGTTCTAAATTACGGACCTATAATTGAAATAAGTAGTAATTATTTTCAAAATAATAATCAATATAATACTTTACAATTTCAAAATAATACTTTCAACTCAAACTATAATTTTTATGATGACATAAAGGTCTATATATATGATACAAGTAGGCAAAGAGTGAATATTCCATTTGAAATATCAATAAGTGGTGGATATTTTAATAGTACAAGAAATTTTATAACTAAACCAACAAGCTCTATGTTGTCATTATCATATAAGTCATTAATACTTACAGGAAGACAAGAGTATTTGAATTATCTTAATAAAAACTATTATGCTTATTATAATAAAAATGTACTTTTCAGGTACACAACTGATGATTATTTTACAATACGAAATTATAATGTAAATAGTCTTAATGTTACTAATCAAAGTAGCAAACTATTAGCTAACTTTAATAATAACGTAGCCCAGAGCAAGCTTCTAGAATTCAGTGATAATAGTAGTAATATCCAAGTTGGTGATGGTAACAAGGATCTTACAAATATAAGAGTTGAACAACTATTTGACACTTCATATATAACAATATATTTTACTACAACATATAAAACAATAAGCAATGATCAGTCTTCTGTGAAAGATGTGAGCGGTAGTTTAAAATTAAATAATTATTTTTTTGAATTAAGTTTCAATTCTATAAGTGAACCGTCTGATAATTTGATAATTAGTGCTAATTTCAAGCCTAATCTTTTCTTTTCTAATAGTGATTTATCATTAATTGATATATCATATATAGGTAATTATGAGTTAGAAATAACTACTAAAGGTTTGTCTGGTGGAGATTATTTTTATGATTTTTCAAATCGTTTTTTTGAATCAACAATAACCAATAGATCAAAAAAGTATAACATCATTATTCAAGATTTGAGCAGTCCGGTATTAAATTTTTATAATATTGCTAATACCAATATTAGCACAAGTTATATTTATACATTTCCAAGAACAAAAAAATTTAAAATATTACAAGACATATGCTTTATAAATTTGAGGAACGCTTTTAATTATAATACTTATGTATCTAATAACCCCTTAATTCAATATAGAGATGATTCAATATATGATTTTTCATATACTCGTGATATTTCATTTAGTATTAGCGGACTAGGCACTACTATAACTAATCTCTCTGGTACTAATGAGCTAAGTTTAAATAATATAAATCAAGATTCCAGCTGTATTGTAAATTATAGAGCTCGAGATATTTGTTTTAATTGGTCGCGCGATATTAGTTTAACATTAAATTTTGTAAATATTCCATATGTTGAATTAAGTGGTAATGCTATAGAAACTTTTAACTTTTCAAGAAATGCGATATATAGAGACGCAGGTATTAAAATATTTAATACTCCAACAACAGGCAACGGTTTTTTTCCTCCAAGTATAATAGCTAGGAGTGTTTTTGATGTAAGTAGTGTAACATTTGGCGTTACAAGCTATGATATATCATATAACACTGATGTATGTCTAAATATAATTAGAACCAATGACTATTCTTTCAATTATATAATTTCAATAAGTGGTTCAAATACATCAGTAAGCCTAAAACGTCTAATAATAATTAGGGATAATAGCCCACCAAGTTTCTTATTTCAAGATTTTAGTTCAATAAATAATACAATTACTAACCAAATTATGGATACTTATTATAGTATAAGTTATACTCCTGCCACACGTAACTTGCATAGTACTGACTCAAGCTTTAATATTGATTTCAGTTTTGTTGTAGGGATAAATTTTAATGACCTTAGCAGAGTTCTTTATGATTTTGATGTAAGTGACAACTATCTTCAACCAACGCAAATGATTAAAACTATATGCTTAAGTAATAATACTAATTCATTTACATATAATGACATAAGTAATTATTTTGATACGAATACAAGATTAAATCGAGTAACACAAGGTAGAATAAATGTGTTTCCACCATTAGCGTTTACTTATAAAATAGAAGGGTCATTTAATACTACAAGAACTGTAGTAAGAAATGTAAATATAGTGGACAATAGTAAACCAAGTATTGAATTTTCATTCAATAATTATTATACTAATGCTAATATTAATCCTAATATTAATCCTAATATTAATCCTAATATTATTAATTATCCATATGTTTTTTTTGACTCAAGCAAATGTGATTTTTCATATGTAGCATTAAATTATACTAAACCCAACACAGGTTTTGACTTCTTTCAAGAATTAAGCTCAATATTATTTAATTATGTATTAAATGATAATTTTGATGCGAGTATAAATTACAATATTAGTATTAGCAATAATACTATAAGAAGAACAATAAATAATCCTAATACTTTAGAACTACCTGCAAACGCAGACATATGGCGTTTATTTGCTGTAAAAGATAGTAGTTTTACACTAATATATGATATAAGTGATAATCAATATAACTCATTTCAACAAACAAGAAATGTTAAAATTATAGATGTATCAAGAAATTTGAATATTAATTTCTTAAACAATTCGTCTTCAATAACTATTAGTTTTGGAGAAATTAGTTTTAATATTTTGAGAGATATTTCTTTCAGTCATAGCAGATTAATCATTGGTAATGATATAAGTTATGACATTAGTTATTCATTTGCAAACGCAAATAGTATAACATCTGTAAGCGGAGCAAACAACGTACTTTATGAAGTTTCTGCTTTAATATATAACTTGGGGTCACAACGCGTAACTTATTTTCCAAAATCATATACGCAAAATTTTTATAGTGAGAGAAGAACTATTGAGGTAAGTAATAATGGACCTATAATTTCTTTTTTAACGAGCGGAATAAGTCACGAGATTTATACACCACTAACTGATGCCTCGTTAATATTTGATGTAACAAGTCTCAGTGTATATGATAGATTTTATTATCATAATTACAAGCAAGATTTATCATATAATGGCACAAATTTCAAGATAACATTTGATAATTCTCTCAACATTAATGATCCATCGTTCGGAACCTATAATATATATTATACTTCAACGGATTTATGCGGAGTAACAACAAGTCGAAGTCGAATATTGAATGTTATGGATACAAGACCACCAGTAATAACAATATGCGGAGATTTTGTATATTCTTTATCAGGTAACACATTAACTGTACCTTTAGATTCAAGTTATATAGAATATGGCGCATATTCTTATGATAGAGGAACAAGACCTATAATTTTTACTTATGATATAAGTAAAACTACTTATAGGAGGGAAACAAGCGGTTCTGCAACAACAATTTCAAATGATACAGCATATTTAACAGAACAATTATATTTATATAGACTATCTCCAAATTATAGGTTTGAGATTGTTTATAGAGCGAGAGACATATTAAATAATACGGTAGAAATATCTCGAAATATAATACTCGAACCTTCATTAAAGCCAATATTATACCCATATATAGAAATAGGTAATAGCAACGGCACTACAATAAAATACTCGTTATTGAAGGATATATCAATTAATACAAGATTAACAAATGTAACAGGCTTAGGAGAACCTTATTATGATCTAAGTTTATCATTTATTCATAATCAAATTACAAATCAAAGTACAATTCAAACTATATTTTGCGAAGCATTAAAGCCAATTGTTTTTGCTAAAACAAGATCTAATAATTATGTTAAATTTGTATTAGAAGCTACTAATCATAGAGGTGATATATCATTAGCCAGATCATTTCTAACTGTTGAATATGAAAATATACAAAGTTTAACTAAGGATTACAATATAAATTTTTATGCGCGAGATATATCACAATTGCCTATAAATCAAATAAGCTTATTAGAATATAATTTGAGTTTTGTAGATACCAAACCTCCAAATATAGATTTCTTAACTAATAGAATTTTTAATAGTGTATATGATTTAAGATATCCATTATTAAGTTTGAACTCGATTAGAGAGTTATCAAATAATATTAATATATACAATAATTTTGATAATTTATATAAGAATCTTGGGAAGTATTATTCAAAATCTCTCAACAAACAAAATATTATATTGTACGATACAGGAATATATATTAATGATATAGTAGACGGTGAAGTGAATTATATAGATAATTCATTCCAAACAATCAACGGAATTTCTCATAGATTTGTAGATAGTGATATTTCTATAAACTATTATAGAGTAACTGACGGAAGCCGTGTAGATATATGTAATATATTATTTGATAATTGCAGTAATAATTTTACAAGAACTTATAGGCAAAGCTATATAGTTAAGGATAAGAAGAATAATTTTACTAATGATTTGTCCAGAAATATAAATGTCGAAAGATTTCCTCCATTTATAAATTTTAATTATCAAAATGATTGCTGTAGCAATAAGTATATTACATATTATCATAAAAAGTATGAAAAATATAAAGAACTTAAAGGAGAAGTTATTGATTATTATGATGGGTCAGGTATACAATTTAACCGAGTCCAAATAAATAATTTTATTGATGAGACAAGAGGTGGACGTTATTTTATAGAATACGATGTAAGTAACAGTGCAAACCTATTTATTAATAGCAATAATAATATAAATATTAATAATAAAAAACGGGAAGTTGTTGTTATAAATACATTGCCACTACTACAACAATATAGTTATAATTTTAATGATATAGTAAATTTTAGGTTGTCAAATGCGGTTGTTAATAATCAAGATATTAGTTACAATAAATACAGCTTATATAATGGAACATATAAATTTGATGTATCACGAAATAATGGGATTAATATAAAAACGCAAGAATTTGATATTTGTAATGGTATATATGATATTAGTAATATTGTTTCAATTACAAGCGACAGTTCATATAATGTAAATAATAAAAAATTTTACTTTAATAACGTTAGTTTAACAATTAGCGGTGATTTTAATAGATTATCAATTGAATTATCAAATAATTATATTTATCCATATTTATTCGTATACAATGCTGAAAATACTTATACAAATTTATATAATACTATAAATAATATTGAAACTAATGTAATTATAGATGCTTCATATATAGTAAATATAGCCGGTTTAAATGACCCTAATTCTAAACCTTATTTTGAATTTTCTAATATAACAGGTAGAGATTTACATTTAAGTATAGGAAATTATAGATTTTATCAAATAGGATATAATAATTTTCATAATCCTATTAAATTTTCCATTACAAAAGACGGAATACATAATGGTGGTATTGAATATACTAAAAATGTATTTAGAAAAAATCTTCCTGGTGTATCAATATTAAGTTCTAGTTTAAGTTTAAATTCTAACTCAAATTATACTCAAATAAATATAGATGCAACAACACCGGCAACATTATATTATTATTGTGAAAATTTTCCAAATATGGGTGGGGAAATTAAAATGAAGAATAACATAATATTTTCTAAGCAGACAATTGTTTTAAATAATTATGTTATAGATTCGAATGTTGAATCGAAAATATTAGATGCTAGTTATTTATATGTTAATAACATAGATGCTGACGTTTTAAGAAATAGAGTATTACTAACGCAAAGATTTAATATAAGCGGTGGTGACATGTCTTTTGTAAATATTACTTGTATTACACAGAGAAATATTCAACATAATATGCTGTATAATATAAAACAACTCCCTCATAAACTAATAATAAGGAAATATACAGATTTGAGCAATAGAGCTATATTGGACATACCCAGTATTACTAATAGCTCAATAATGAAAAACAATGTAGAAAATTATTTAGTGAAAAACAACGGAAGTAGTTATAGTTTTAGTAATACATATATAAATCTCTTCAAATATGTTTTTGATAGTTCTTTAAATAGTTCTGTAAACAATCCTTACGATGAAGATATAAGACCAATCTTTTATAATTTACAAAATTATAATTACTATAATTTTTATAACAATCCTACTAAGAACACAAGTGATGAGCTAATAAATTATATTGATTTTTTTAGGAGTAATAAAGTATTAACTGAAACCCTATTAGTGGAAAGTTTTAACTATAAAATAAGGGAATTTTTCTTTGCTGATCCTAAAAAAGTTAGTAAAATATTGAATTTGAATATAGGCGATGAATATAATTATAATAGTGATTACTTACTTGCTCCAAGAATTAAAATATCAAATATTGTAGGAAATTATGTATCTTTTACATTAGATATTTATTACAATACGAATAATAACTGGTATTTGTCTAACTCCGCTTTAAGCACTAATAAAGAATTATTATTTGGAACATATGAATATATAATTTACAGTGATAATTTTACACAAACACTAACTGCTGATACAGTTAGTGATAGTAACTTTATAACTTTTTATAATGGTTCAATAACTATTACAAGCAACATGATTTATTCTTATAATTCGGAGTTAAGTAATAATTTTTATGATCCTCGCATTTTTACCAATACTGACCTAAGCAATTCCGATTTAAGTAATATTATGTTTTTAAGTATTAACAATAGTAATAATACTAATAATACTAATAATCAATCATTATGCGGACTTACAAAGAAGAATTTATATAATAACATTTTCTTTGATGAAAATCAAAAATTAATCTTCTATAACTTTAATAAAGAAACAATAGTAAACTATCAAGTAAATAGTAACGATTTAAGATTAGAAGATACATTGAATGATGAATTTAATAATGATAATTATTTAATAGATATATGTGTAAATGATATTTATAGATTTAACACTGCAAAGCCGTTAACTTTTAATACATTGAGAGATTTATCATATACTGCTTCTTATAGTGAAGAATATAATTTTTATATTGCATTTACACTAAATGATGAGTTGACAACTGACTCCAGTTATGTATTAGATTTTAATATTCGATCCATATATTTGAACAATATGCCTATTATTAGATCGGGATATATATATAGAGAATATTCGGAATATCCATTTAATACTTATAATTCAGCAATAACTGAATTGTCTTATAATGATATATCAAATAGATTATCCAGCCATAGTTATTTAATAGAACTTAATGACTATTTTGATTTAAATATCTTTAAAGATAAATTTTTAACAAGTAACTCATTTTCAACGGATTTCATAGATACATCTAACTTAAAATATAGATTGTTAGATGTAAGTTCAAATGAGCAATTTAATTTATATGATATAACTGCGTCACAAAGTGTTATTTTTGAACATAAAAACTTGAATTTGATGTTAGCTATGAGATATAAATTATATCCTTTATATTTCAAATTAAGATATTTGGTGAGTATATTAATAGCGAATTTCCCCATACCCTCGGATAATCCTAATAATAATACTAATCTCCCTATTCTTGCTGATCTCGGTAATCTTAATAATGTAAGTTTAAGTATTAAAGATGATGATAGTATAAATTATTATGTTAATTTATTACAACTTGATGCTAATAATATAATCCGTGATGTTTATACAAATGAAGTTACAATAAATGAGCTTAATAGATTATATAAAGAGATTTTTGATAATACACAATTACTATTAGTACAATATAATAATAATATAGCCGAGAGACTGTTACTAAGAAATTTACCTAAAATAGGAATCGGGGGTTTTTTAAATATGGTAATAGATTATAATAATATAGATGTTGAATATTTGAATAATATTATATTATTATTAGAGAGCAACATTCAAGAAGCTTTAAATACCATTAAGCTAGAACAAACTACTGCTACAATATCAAATTTAATTATATACTACAAGCTAACTAAGAATATAGTTATGAATAATAGAGTTTCAGGATTATTAACCAGGGATATATTACCAATAACACATCTAAGTAATTTGGACTATTGCTTTAAAAATTTTTATAATTTAAATAATGATCTTGACCTTATAAGAAAAGAACATCTAGCAAGACAGCAATATCCTAATTATGATTTAAATAATATAGCTAGTAGTACAACTAATATATCTTTAAAAAGGTATAAAAATCTTTTTACCTCTAATAATTTAGACGCGGCAAAATTATTTGATGATTTGCGCTACAATTTTAATTTGTTGAATGAAAATTTTACTAATGATCATAAGTATATTTTACGGTATTGGGTTACTGTTAGCAACTATCCTATTGAATCTGGTGCCATTCGACGAGGAACCAATATTATAATAGATACACCTGCCTATAATGATGCGTCTATAAATGATTATTTAACATTGTATACTGAAGTATCCAAGTTACATAGTATTATAACTTTTTGTTATAATGAACTTAATAGAACAAGATGGCCAAGTAAGCCGACTGTATATGTAAAAAAAACGTATGATTTCTTGGGTTCAAAGCTATTAATAAATAGCTATTATTCAAACGGTATTTCGATGAAATTAAATATAAAATATCAGAAATCATTTTATCATTTTATAGACTTGTCTGATATTTATCTTGACATTAGTATTCCAGACCGAACACCTCCAACAATAATTTTTAATAGTGAAATTAGTTTCAATGAAAGTGTATTTAAATCGTATAATGATGTTAAAGACTTAATAGATAATAAATTAACTAAAGATTTAAGTTTTATTGATTTAAATCAGACATATAATATTACATTAGCAAAGGCAAATGGAGTATATTATGACACAAGTAACGGAATTATAACAAAAGTAACAAATGCGAGTTTTTCATTATTAGAAATAGATTTAACAGATGTAAGTAATTTAGCATTTTCTAATAATATAGCATTTAGAGAAAGTTATATAAAATATAGCATAGTGGACAATGCTAATAATAGAAATGTTATTAAAAGGCTTGTGAAAGTATATAAAGGTATCGATGAGCCTGTCTTTATTTATAAAAACAGGCTTTACTTTAGCTCTTCTGAGCACCAAGGAGATCCGTTGATAATTAATGAAGCTGCTACATATGAAACATTTTTCTCAATATTGAGGAATTCTGTACGAATTGCAAATCCAGAAATACGTACTAAATATCCAGATAGATTGGTATTTGACCAACCTCCTATTGATGTAAGTTATATAGATATTGATTTTATTAATATAATAGATAACAGCGCTAATACTGATAGTATTATTATACAATATAGAGTAAATATGCAAATTCTTAATTTTTATGACATTATGAATAATCGGTTAATAGTGGCAAGTAAGACAAATGATCTTTTTCTTGAATATGTTAGTAGTACTAATACATATTCCAAGGTAGGTAGATTTAAAATAAAACTAACAATAGAGCTAACAAAGGTTATTAATGAAGTAATAGATCCGCATTGTTGCTATCCTAAAGTGGAGTACAAACCTATTCAAGATAATTATAAGTTGGGTTCCCAAAATTCAACAGTTATGAGGATGGCTAAGTATATAATTAATAGAAATGTATAATTTACTTATTTATATTTACTTATTTATATTTACTTATTTATATTTACTTATTTATATATAAAATGTATAATATTTCAAATAATTTTACTTCTAAAAATATACCTCAAGCTATTTTATATTTTATAACTTTATCGTTGACAGTGAGTTATATAATAAATAACCAATCTTTAGCAATTGTAAGTTTATTTAGTATTGCCGGAATAACATATTACGCAACAAAAAATATAATATTAGCACTAATAATTTCAATAATAATTACTAATTTATTATTATCAATGAAATATTTAGAAACTACATATGTTGAACATCTTACAAATCCTAAAAAAAAAATATAGCTTTATTTTCATAATATATAAATATTGTCAAAAATTGATAATATTTATAGATTTAAATAATTATGATATATATTAAATTTTTATGATTAATGAAAAAGAAAAAGGCTTGGTATATTTAATTCAACCAGCGGAGTTAGTAGGAACAAGTCGCTATAAAATAGGTTATTCAAAAAATAGCGATTTAGATAAATTTAGGAGAGATTATAAGAAAGGTTCTCGATTTTTAGATATATACGAATATGACAAAACACCTTTACTTGTTCGTGAAATTAGAAGTAATTTTAATAATAAATTCAAATTAGTAGCAGGCCATTCTTATTATGAAGGTAATGAAAATGATATAAAGAAAAGATTTAGCGATATAATTAACAATTATTCTTCAGTTAATAATATAATTAGTCGGAATCTTATAACTAATGCTAATGCTAATACTAATGTAAGCTCAACAAATATTGATACAAGAGTTATTCCATATATGAATACGAATAATAACACGTCTTCATATAAACCTAATAAATTAATAAGTAATGATTATATGTCCAATTATACATACATACATAAGATAATGTATGGTTCAAATTGTGAAAAAATGAAGCACTATGACAAATATCCAAACACTGCAACTAAATCTTATTATGAAGATGTTATTAGTAATCCCTATTATAACTATAAATAATAATATCAGTAAAAAATAATATCAGTAAAAAATATATGTATACATATGTTATACGTATGTATATTAATTAGTACGTTTAATTTTTTTATTTTATATTAAAATTTATATAAATGACTAATTCACTAACGAATAAAATAGTAGCAAATATAAAAAAAACCACTGTTGATGTTAATAGTTTTGTAAATACAAATAGTGTTGTATGTATAGATACAAGTAATAATCGAATTGGTATAAATACAAAAAATCCCCGATATGCTATTGATATATGTGGAACAGATCCAAATAAGCTAATTTATGTAAATAAATTAATAATAGAAAGAGATGCTATTATAAGAGACATAAGCTGTATAAACAATATTGATGCGAGTACAGCATTAATAAGGCATATAAATTACACAACAATGACTGGAAATACAATTAGAATTAATAATTTATATACTATTAGCGCTGACATAATAGATTTAAGTATAAGCAGGCTTGTATCGTTAAAGGATTTAACTACTGTTAATTTAGATGTCTCATATTTAAGAGTTTCTAATAGGGCGGATGTATCTGGAAATATGATTGTACAAGGAGATCTTAGCGTCAATGGAATTTTAAAAGCAATAAGACAACAAGACACAACTACTAATTTAAATGTAACACAATTAGCAACAATAGAAGCATTGAAATCGGAAAATGCAGCTATTAAAAACATAGATTGCAGCACAATTAAGGTTGATATATGTGCAAATTTTTACGGTGATGTATTTTGTAAAAACAACATAGATATAAGTTTAGGTTCATTTACAACATTAAGTGGAAATTTATTAAGAGCAAATCAAGTTACAGCAAATCAAATTAGAGGAATAGGTATTAGTTGTGAACGATTGGTAACACAAGATTGTAGTGTTAATGGAATATTACAAGTAGCTACCATACAAGGTATAAGTGGAAATACTATAATTAGTGGTGGACAATTAAATGTAACTGGAATAGGTGCAACTTTTGATTCATTAAGAGTAACAGACAATATAACAATAACTAATACTTGTGACATTTATGATTTAACAATAATCAATAGACTTGACTTTAGCGCTAATGCCTCTCTAATATTGCCTAATTATTCTTTGAATAGTAATTTAAGGCAGTCAAACTCAATAGCAGTTGATGTTTCAGACTCAAGTATCAATATAATAAAATTTTATAATAGTAATAATTCGTGGTCAAATATTTATACTAAAACTCATTATGCTTCTTTAGATTTAAATAGAACGATTCCTGGGAATGACATATCTTCAACTTCTGGTGTACCAAACGGACAAGCGAATTATTTTATAGAAAGTTCAAATAATTTAATAATAAATTCAGATTCAACAAGAGTAAGTATGAAATATAAATATATTCCATTAAGTTTTAAATATATAGGTGCAAAAATAGCTAATAGTGGTAACAATACTTTTAATATATTAGATATTAGTACCAATAAACGAAGCGGTAAAGTAACAGTTCCTGATATTAACGGTATATATGAAATAAATTCTAATATTACTATGAGATATTTAAATAAAATTCCAGGAGATGTTGAACCAAATACATATACGTTTGGAATATATAGTTTAAAAACAAACTCGATTAATTTAAATACAGATATTTCGTATATTTATACTGAAAATAAAAATAATATATTAGCATTTGATAATAGTTTTAATTATTCAAGTTCATCGTTAAACTATGTAGGTCCGTTATTTAATAGTTCAAATGCATTTATATTTTTAATATCGAGCACTAAAGATTTAGATTATTTAGTAATTGATACATTTAATGGTTCAATAAAGTTATTGAATTATTAAAGAAGGATAGGATTAAGCAAGTTTTGAACTTGAATCTAGAAGACTATTTAGTATTTCTTTAAGAGTACGTGCATCACCTGTAAAATAATAATCTTTAGCTCTTACATTTCCTCCACTAATATCTATAGCGTGAACAGGATTTAAAGTATTTATGCCTATTCTATTATTTGATGAGTCAATACATATTAAATTATTAGGGTCAGGAGTATAACTATAGTTGCTTGTAACGCTATTTATAGTACTAATTATTTTATTATAATTTGAGTCAGACATTTTATACTTTAAACATATAAACTATATTTTAAGTTTAAACATATTTTAAACATATTTTAAACATATTTAAACATATTTTAAACATATTTTAGAAATAATTATTTTCTTTATATATATTATAAAAAAATGACTAAAAAATTTATGAGAGGGGATGATGGTATGTATCATATTAATGGAAGCAAATACTCAATGTTAATAGGATCGCGCGCTCAAATTTGGCATGGAACAGCTTACAAAACAAAAGGAGGTTTAACTAAAGCGGATTTATTAATGAATAAACGAGGACACGTTGTTTCAAAGAAACTGTATAACCGGGCAAAACGAGAGAAGCGTTTAGAAAAAGCGGGGTATTTTACAAAAAAAGGAAAATTTGGCTGGGTTAGAAGAGATGGTACAAAAAGAAAAGGCAGAAAAGGCAGAGGCACACGAAAGAACTAGCCACCACTTGCCTAATTAGGCAACTGGTGTAAAATATTTATATATATAAATAAATATTATTTAAAAAAAAAGTAATAGTATATATTATAGTTTGATATATTAGTTTCGAACTATTTATACATAATATGTTTATCTCATTAGGTAGCTTTTTTATTTAAATAATAACTAATGCAATTACTTGAGAGATTAATTAATATAAATTTTTTATATATTAATTAATTGTGCTATACTATTAGTCGAGATTCGTGATTAAATATATTATATTATTTATATATTATTTATATATCATATAAGTAATATGAAACAAAAACATTATAATATATTTAATAAATTTAAATCTATAGCTAATAAAAATAGTGTGCAACTATTAATACTATTATTATTAGTATTAATAGCATTACTATTGTATAGTAATAAAAATAAAATTTACGAAACAATGACAATCAATATTTATACTGATAAAGAGAAATATAAACTAATTGAAACAAAAGATGAAGAAGACTCTTCTGATGTTGTGCCTTATGATAAAAATGATAATACTAATGCTATAGATACAACGACTTCACAAACTATGAGTTCACAAGTTACAAGTTCATCGGATACAAGTTCACAAGTTACAGGTTCATCGGCTGCGACTTCACAAGTTACAAGCTCGGAAGTAACAAGCTCAGAAACAAATACAGTTAATGAAACAGATAATGCTATTAATAATAGAACAGCTTCATTTTCAGATAGGTTTGTTGCACCATTAAAACCAGATATAAACGAAAATTTATAAATTATATAAAGAATATATTATATTTTTAATTTTTACTTAAAGATTTAATTAGTTTTTAAATTAAATAAATATATGTTATCAAAAGAATGCGATAGTAATAATAATAAACTAACAATAAAGACTGTTCAAATAGCGCCATTTCGCATATTAATGGCTGCTTTAAAAGATATTCTTTTAGAAACGAACATTGTATTTACAAAACAGGGCATTAAAATAATTAATATGGATAAGACACATACAATTTTGGTGCATTTATTTTTAAAAGCGGAGAATTTTGAATTTTTTGAATGCAAAGAAGAAAAAATTATAGTAGGTGTTAATATTCTCCATTTATTTAAATTAATTACAACAATAGATAATGATGATACATTGACAATTTATATCGAAAATGATGATTATAATGAAGGAATTGTAACAGAGTTAGGATTAAAATTTGAAAATGGAACAATAAAGCAATCGAAAATTCAAAAGTTAAAACTAATTGAACCGGAACAAGACGAATTAGAAATTCCCGATGTAAAGTTTTCATCTGTTATTAATATGCCTTCAAATGATTTCCAAAAAATAATTAGAGATTTAGCAAATATTTCAGAAAAAATAGAAATAAAATCGGTCGAAGACGAATTAATATTTAAATGCTCTGGGCAATTTGCTAAAGCTGAAATTAGAAGAAGTGAAAACAATGCAAATATGCAAATATTAAATAAACAACATAATAAAATTATACAGGGAGAATATTCTCTCAAAAACTTATTATACTTTATTAAATGTACCAATTTATGTAATCAAATAGAAATCTATTTAGAAAATAACAGACCCCTTATTGTAAAATATAATGTTGCTTCATTAGGAGAGATTAAAATGTGCTTATCATCATTACCAAGTTCCAATAATTAACAAAATAATAATTTGTAAATCGCAATTTGTAAATAATAATTTGTAAATCGCAATTTGTAAATCGCAAAATAGCAAAATCGCAAATTATTTATGCTGCTTAAATACACATATTTGCTCCTCAATATTAAATATTTTATGAATATCAAAAGGGTCTTTATTCGATAATGGATCAAAATTATCAAAACAAACTTTTTTCATCCAAATTTTTATTATACAAAAATTCTTCTTAGGACTAATAGATACGCCATTAATATTAGTCATAATAGTTTCATCAGTAGTTAAAGTATTGCCAATTATTTTATATAATAAAGTCTTAAAAATATTTACAATATTTATGTTGCTTATTTTATAAGAAAAACAGCCACCATTTATATTATCCTCGGTCTCCCATAACGGTAAAATTGCGTCTTTCATAAAAAAAACCATTGTTTTCTTAATAATAGTTTCATGTAAATTTTCAATAAATATTACAATTTCTTGTAAATAAGAAAATTTTGAAATTAGTTTGTAACTTTCAAGAGTCCAGTCGTTATCATTTTGATAATGGATCCAGCAAGTCCAATCATTATTTAATTTATTCATAAATATATTATGAATAAATAAAATGTTTTTAATATATGTTAAAATACATAATAAATTTATTATAAATTCATTATTAGCTATCTACAATATCCAGAAGCATTTCTTATTTTACCAGGAGGACATATTTCATAACAAGTTAATCCGGTCTTTGTTTTGTATGTAAGAGGTGTTTCATTAACAGGACAGCGTCTATTGTCCGCATATTTATTTAGTGATGATACAACATTAGTTGTTCTATTTGTTCCGTAGCTCGTCAAATCTTTATGATTATACTTTAATGCATACTCACTATTCCGCATTGCGTCCTTACTTGTGTTCCAAGCATTTTGCTCAGTTTCTGATAACTTATTCCACATATCTTCAATCTTAGCATCAATTTGAATAGAAGTAACATTCGGATTTGTCTTTGCTAACTCCGATTTTACTGATTGATATTTATTGCGCTTAAATAAATCATACCCATTAAGCTTATACAATTCGTTATATGAAGTTCCAATGGAATGGTTTGTAGGTTTATCAGTTACACTTACTGATAGTGCTGAAAGATTTGACGGATTTGACGGCCTCGATCTTAATGCAATATATTCATTATACAGTGAATTATTATGGATTAGATTATCTGAAAATAAGGTATGATATAATTCAGAATTGTTAATTTCCTTAACAAATGAATATTCATCAAAATAATTTAATAATTTATCAACAATAAAAAATTTTAAAGGATTTTTTGATAAATCATAACTCGAGTCGCCATCAAATGGTAAACTATATAATGTGTCAATTTTATCATATGCTTTATAGCGTAGTTCATCTCTATCAATTCTCTTTTCCTTTTCATATTGGTCGTAATAATAAGCATATTTTTGTTGATTTAATAATTCTGTTCCACTTAGTTCAAGATTATTTGAAGATATATCTCGGGCATTATTAGTTTGAGAGCTTATTTGCTTGTTTTTCGGGTCAAGACCAAAAACTTGTAATAACAAGGTTGATATAATTGTCATCATAATGATTGGTATAAATACAATAATCCAAGCAATAACAACAAATCCTAAATCACATAATATATTTATTATTAATGTAAATACAAGCATAAATATAAATTTTAAAAAAGCATCATTAATACTATTATTATAAATATCTATAAATATTTGAATTAATGAAAATCCTATATAAATTAAAGCTGGAGCACAAATACTTGATAGAAACATTAATGGATAATATTATATATTATATAATATTATATAATTTGATTCATTAACTAATTCGCTAATTTGCTAATTTGCTATTTTGTAATAGTTGAATAATAGAATTATTCTTTTCATTCATAAGTTTATAAACTTCCAATTGAGATTCTAAACCGCTAATTATTTTATCTTTATCTTCTAACATTTTCGAAAAATGCTGCAGTTGCTCTTGTTGCTTTTGAATTATTTGAACAATTTGCTCATTATTCAAGACTATTTGTTGCCCGTTTTGATTTAAAACAATCTGACCTTGTCCGCCATTTTGTTGTGCTGCCATATTTCTACGCTCTTCTTCAATTTCTTTAATTTGTTTTAATACATCAGGCTTATTTGAAGGATCTCCTGGGTGATAATTTTGTAATAATCCATCTATTCTCTCCATATAGAATTCTCGCATATCTTCGTCCTTAACAAATTCTGTTACTGTTCTTGATGAAGTCTTTTGATAATCATTTTCACCTTGTTCCAATAATTTTTTCTTATCAAATGTATTATGAATATGTGAAAATACAAGAATCGTTTTCTTTGGCTCTAATTGAACAAAAGGAACACTATAGTTTTTTAAAAATGCTTTTTCTTCCGCTAATGCTGCGTGATCTTCATAACGGTGCTCTTTTAATAATTCGCGTTTAAAAGCAAATGTACCAGCAGTTGCGTGGTTTGGACCATACGGACCAAATTGAAACATTTTTTGAATATGTTTAAACCAAATATATATTTCACTCGCACCCGCACATAAAGCAGATGGATGAGTTAGTAACATATTTACAGCGTGAGAAACACGCTCCGGAGGATAATAATCATCGTCATCCATATATACAATTATATCACCTATGGATTTGTCGTGCATAATATTTCTTTTTTTTCCTAACGGCATCTTGACATCATATTCAAAATATTTTACTTGCGGAATGGCAGATACAAGGTCCTTTACTTTATCTGTACCATCATCAATAATAATCCATTCCATTCTATTTTTTGGATAATTTTGATGTAAAAAACATTTAATAGTATACTCCCAAAAAGGACGCCTATTAAATGTTGGGGTACATATACTTACAAAAGGTAACTCCTTTTTATCACCTCCTTTTTTCTTTCCCATTATAATTATAATTATAATTAGAATAATCCATTTATATTATTTTATTAGTATTATATTATTAGTATTATATTATTAGTATTATATTATTAGTATTATTTTATATTAACCATTACTGTATATAATATAAGAATACCTAATAATCCACCTAAAATACCTGTTGTTATATTGTCTAATTTATTTAGCGAAGCCATTAATACGGTTAGACAGAATAAGATTGTTAATAAATTACCGTGACTTTTAATAATATCCATAAATTCTATTGTATTAGATAATGGTACATAGATCAGATTGAATATTAATGATACTACCATGTAAAGAAAAGCTATTGTGGATCCAAAGAAACCAACACATAATGAAATCATCAGCACTATAAATATTATAGGAAATAATAATATATCACCACACAAATGAAGGATTCTTCTTCCTAAAGACTTGGCTGTTTTGTATTCATATAGCGAATAGAATATTTTCTTTGAATTTATTAGTTTATAATAATTAGAAGGAATATTACATTTTCTATAGTATTTTTCAAACACCACAGGCGGAGACCACCATAAAAGCATCATCGTAGCAAAAGCACTAATAGAAAAAGCAAATGACAATATCATCAATAACATGTGTAGCAAATAAGTACTTGCTCCATTTAATGCAGTTATTCCTGTATAATTTGCAATAATATTAAACAATATTCCAGTAAAACATAAAAACATAATATTGCTTAATATTGGACTATGATTTACAACTTTTTGATATCTTATAGAGAGATTTTTCAGAAGAACCGAAAGAAAATACCTGCTTAAAAGAACCGTATATAGGAAAAATAACGCAAATGCTTTAAATGGCATTCTTGATAATTCCCACTTAAAAACATCATTAGAATAATCTATCAAATTATACGGAAAAGGCTTATGTTGTTTACCTTCAGAACTATCCTCATGCACTGTTATACATTTTGTTCCGTTTGCTACATATTCCGCATATGTACTCATAAAACCGACTTTATTTTTACCAATACCTTCACCACCCGCTTGAGGTTTGGTAGTTGTAATTCCAACAACCCTATTACAAGCTTGGTAAGGATAATTACATATTTCAATAGGAAACATATAATCTATAATGCTCAATCGTTCTCTATTTGTACATTTTGATTTATAATAAATACATTCCTTACATTCACCATATTTGAATATAAATTCATAACAACCACCCATAACAGCTGTTAAAACAAGTATTATGGCACTAATTACAATTATAGTTATAAACTCAGAAATTACTAAAGTCCTTTTTCTAATTGGTGCCGAATGACATATTGAACGCTTATTTGTTCCACTAGCATCTGTTATATCGATGCCCATATCATAGAACTCTCCGCCCTCAATAATATTTGAAGGTAAATGAGTTCCACAAGTTTCGTTCGAAGCATCAACCACACAACAACCATAAGACGAGGTTTCTTTACTATTAGTAAATTCAAATGGATTATTGGGCTCGGTTCCACTACATTTCGGAAGTATTATAGTACCTTGTATAACAGATAAACCTGGAAGATTATTACATATATCAGTTCGTGCCGGACACTTACCTGATTCTTTTCTTAAGTTACCAAAAATAGTGTCATTAGAATAAATTGGATAATCTAATAAACTCATATTCTAATTAATATAACAAATTATAATATTTAAAAATTATTTAAACATAATTTTTAAACATAAATAAATATAAATTAATAAATAAATAACTATTATGGGTGACAATATTTATAATTATAAATTTGATAGTATGGATAAATATTTTGATTTTAGAGATGTACTAATTCTTCCTAAAAAATCCAAAATAAACAGTAGAAAAGATGTAATATTAGAAAGGACAATTGTTTTTCAAAATGGAGTAATGTGGACAGGTATTCCTATTGTTGCGGCAAATATGACAACAACAGGAACGTTGGAATTATACAAAGTATTGAGCACGTATAAGATTATAACTGCTCTTCACAAATTTCATAAATTACATGATTTACTGAATTATAATAAAGAAAATAGTGATTCAAAATTAGATCCCGACTATTTTATGATTTCCACAGGAATAAGTAGTGACGATTATGACAATTTATCACATATTTTAGATAATTTCGAATGCAAATTCATTTGTGTTGATATAGCAAACGGTTATATTTCTAAATTTAATGAATTTTGTAGAAAATTAAGGAATGAATATCCTGAAAAGATTATTTTGGCTGGTAATGTATGTACATCTGAAGGAGTAGAATTATTAAATGATTTAGAAATAGACATTCATAAAATTGGTATTGGAGGAGGGAGCGCATGCACTACACGGATTCAGACAGGAATAGGGATGCCGCAGCTTAGTTGTATTTTAGAATGCGTACAAGAATGTAGAGATCGTAATCGCATTAATTTTGAAATATGCTATGAATATGATCAAAATAAACATAACAAGGCTTTTATTTTAAGTGATGGGGGTATTACTTGTCCTGGTGATTTAGCAAAAGCATTTGGTGCTGGTGCAGATTTTGTAATGATTGGTGGCGCATTTGCAGGACACGATGAAAATCCTGGAAAAATGATTGTTGATGAAAAAACAGGAGCTAAACATAAATTTTTTTATGGTATGAGCTCGGCATATGCTATGAAAAATAATTATGCGGCAAATAATAATGCTGATTATAGGAGCTCTGAAGGTCGAGAACTCAAAGTTGCTTATAAAGGACCATTAAAAAATACTGTGGAAAACTATTTAGGAGGACTAAGAAGTGCTTGTACTTATACAAATAGCGCTAATTTAGAAGAATTGGCGCTTAATACCAAATTTATTATTGTTAATAATCAATATAATTCGCATTTATTATAATATATAATATAAATAATGGATCTTGGAATCCTTTCGGGTACGTCTCCACATCTAATAATGTCTCCACATCCAGGAATGTCTCCACATCCAGGAATGCCACCTATTACTCGAGTTGAGTCCGAAAATAAAGTATTATTTAGAATAAAAATGTAATAATATTATAGTTTATAGTTTATAGTTTATAATTTTTATAAAAAATATTAGTATATTATAGTATATTATAATAATATTATGAAAATTAATAATAACATTAGAAATTTAATCAAAATAGCTATTTTAATATTTATAATACTTTCGTGTATTTATGTATTATATATTTTTAACAATGAATATAGAATTATAGAAAATTTGGCTAATGTGAGAGATTGTTCTAATTGTACAGTAAAACCGTCTTCTGGAAACTGTGTTCCAATATATGATATTAGTTATAAATATATATCTCTTGGTGGAGACAGATATAAATTAGACATTTCTAATGTTATAACAAATAATGTTTTTTGCGAATGGGAATCTCAATGTATGTTTGACAATATTACATCTATAGATGAACGATCGGCATTATCAAATAGAAATATAGGTGAAGGCATAAATGATATTACTTGTTGCTCTGGAAGTTCATTTTATGATAATAGTAATATAAATTTCAATTACAGCGTTATTCAAGATAACACCGACAATATATCAGATTGCTTAGATATAAAAAGATATATAAGTCAACCCTCTGCATTATCAGGAGCGTTAGATGTTTCAAGAACAGTATTAGCTCAAACATTGCGAATATGTAACACATTGGAACCATCTGGTTCATTATTTAATAAGAGAGGTATGTTATTTTCTAAAAGAGAAGCAAGTTTTAATATTTTTACTGATCCAAAAAGTATGCCACGAGATATTCTAAATTTTATTTCATTTAGTAATATCAGAAATGGAATTAGAGCAATACTTGGAGGACCTACTCCAGGAAATTTAAATGGGTTTAGTGAGATATCATTGAATAATATTATAACTCAACTTGAACAAATTGATGATAGTATATCTACAACATCAAATACAACACAGCGACAACTACAACGATCGGATTTAACACCCAGTCAAATTAATAGTCTTACTCCTATTTTGAATGACTTACGCAATGGTTATACAAGTGCTTTACCTAATATACCTTTAACTATAAGGACTGATATTAGTTACTCGCTTGTTACTAATGTTAAAAATGCACAAAACTACACACCATATGCCCCACTATTAGGAAATTCATATTTATTAAATCCTGAACAGTTTTTTAATTGTATGGGAGAAGTAAAGACTGATTTTAGCGGCTCATTTACGGCAGATCAATTAGCGGACTTTAGCAACAATGATTATTTTGGAACATCAGGACAGCCTATTTCTTTAGGTGGACTTGGTGATGCTTCTTATAGTGCTTTAGGTTCATTACGAGATACTTCATACCCAAGTAATAATGACTTAGAAATGGAATTAAGAAGATTAGAAACTATTCCTTCATCAGGAAATGCTCCTGTTAGTGTAATAACTTCCTATTTGAGTGCTATTAATAGTTTCTATGAAAAACAGCTTCAAAATATATCAGGACCGAGAGAACACACCTATAATCAACAAATGGTTTTTGATAATAATAGTATCCAAACAACAGCTCCTACATTTTTTACATACAATAAAGATGAAAACAATGTTTATGATTGTCAAGAAAGTATAACAGGTAATTCTACATTTAAATATTGTGGTCCAGAAGCATATTATGAAATTCCTAATTTTTAAAATTTACTTTGCGAAAATATTTTTATGTTAAATAATTAATATAAAAATATTGCTAAATTGCTAAATGCTGATTGCTAAATGCTGATTGCTAAATAACTTTATTTAGTATAAGTGTGATATAAAAAGGCACAGGTTCCTCCCAATAGCTGAGCAATTACAAATACAATAAATTTAGTAACATCCATTTTCTTTGATAATAACATCATAAAACTTACAGCAGGATTGAAATTGCCGCCCGAAACTTTACCACCAAAATAAATAACAGCAGCAAGAGCAATACCTATTGCTAAAGCATCGCCTGTTTTTAATATTACTGCTAAGAAAATAAAGGTGCCTATAAATTCTGTGAAAAATTCTAACAACATTTTATATAAATATAAAATATTATATAAAATATTTTATATAAAATATTTTATAAAATATTATAGTCACCATAAATAAATATGACTTAGAATTTTTGCATTATAAAAACCTTGCGATTTCTTTTTTTCTAAAGCTATAGCCGGAGCTCGTTTTTTGGTTCCAGAATGTCTGCTAAAATAGTTTTGCATGCGTTTGCGATTATTATGATTTTTATATGAATATAATTTTAGCGGAGTTCTATCTTTATATTGCTCATAGTCCGAAGCGCCAAAATGTATTTTACGTATTTTTTTTGTTGCCTTATTTTGAACATAGGCGGTATATTTTTTACCCTTGATTTTACTCTTTTCAAATTTAATCAGCTTTTCTTTCATTTATATATATATGAAAGAAATATAAAGAATTAGCTACAAATAATATTTTTATTGCTATATATATAATTATATATATAATTATGAATATACCTATAAAATATTTACCAAAACGCCTTAATTTGAAAGACAAAAAGCAGCAACTTAGTCAACTTAAGAAATCAAGAAATGCGTACAATAAGAATATTTATATTACACGCAAAAAAGTTAAATCATATAAATCGCAAAAATCGAAACATTTATTAAAAGCACAAAAAATATACAACTTAAATAATATTGTTGTAAACGCAAATCTCTCTAAAAAGACAGGATGCTCTATAAATTCTTTGCGTAAAATCGTGAATAAAGGACAAGGAGCGTATTTTTCATCAGGTTCAAGACCTAATCAGACAGCGCAAAGCTGGGGACTTGCCCGTTTAGCAAGCTCAATAAGTGGTGGAAAAGCTGCAGCAGTTGATTATAATATTCTTGAGGAAGGTTGCTCTAATAATTCTAAGGCACTAAAATTAGCAAAACAAGCTAAGAAACAACACGGACATGGAACACGACGAGTAGCTAAAATAAAACTATAGTATATTAACTGCTCCACATTAGTCCTGCTAATCCATTTTGAAATGTTAAAACATTATATTTTTCTTCAATAACATATAAATTATAGTGATATTTATAAATATTTGTTGGGTCTTTTATTGTTCCAATAATTACATTTGATGATGCTTCGCAAATAGTTCTAAAACTCGCACTTAGATCAAATGGAGGATTACTATAATTACTATACTCAAATTCAATTGTTTTGAAAAAATTTGTATTGAATGCTCCATTGGGTTGGTGCTTAAATGGATCAGTTGTTAATGAAAAATTATAACTATATAAACCGATTTTGGAGCATGAACCGTTAGATTTGGTATATTTCTCTATTTTACTATATATTGAGCTATCAAAATTATATTCCCTATATTTACCATCACAAATTATAGCAAAAGTTCTCATTATTTCGCATTGATTTGTTTGTTCGCTTGTAGAAGGGGTGTTGCCTGTTATATAAATGTTTTTTGAAATGTCACCACCATAGCTAAAATGCGGAGTGTAATATTTATACCTGTTTGTACCACTACCAAATTCTAATTTTAGCAAGTCATTTGGTATCTTGTCCTCATATAACCAGTTTGTATAATTAGACCATTCATTACGATGATTAACATCGCTTCTTTGAAAATACCACATCCAATTTTTAACTAAGCCATTTGATTCCACTTTAATTTTATGAGATCTAATAACTTCTTTAAAGCTAAATTCAGACACCTCAGTTATTAAATAATTTTGACTATTTTTTGCAAAATATGTTCGCTCTTCTTCTCCTAAAAAACATTGTGTACATATTAAATGAATATCGCTATTAATTGTTGATTTTAAGCCTTGATAAGTATCAACAGCTTTCAGCAAATCGCGCTGCGGAGGAGGATTAACAAATCTTTTAAATTGATATGCAATAGTATTTTGATTTGCTTGTATTTGAGGAAAATTATTATATGGTATAAGATTATCTGAGTTATCATACAATACATCTTTAATTGTAAATAATTCCATTAGAGGTCGCAATCTAAAATTAATAACTAATTCACTATATTGTAAGCAAATTAGCGGAAAGGCCATAATTGAAGACATTGTAAACCAAGAATTGATCGGTATATATAAATTAAATTCACGTATTGATGGTTCAATACCGCTTATATCGGGACTAATATTTGAAAGATTAAATGCACTTGGATAGTTATTATTTCTATTATTAAAATTTGCGGGATCATTAAATTCAGCGGTGTTGCCCGTCATAATATCAAATAGCGCTTTTTTATGCGCATCAAAATCTCGCTCTACAATATTCTGCAAATAGTGCCCGCTAAATTTTTGAATTGTTGATCCGTTAATGGTTATATTCACGCTCTCAATAATTTGACATCCTATTTGTTTTATCCATTTAAACTCATAAGGTCTATAGTCATTATTATATTTCAATATTGGACTCCATATTCTCGGTAATTTAATGACTAAATATGTATCCATTAATAAATCACCATAACGTTGTATTTTAAAACTATAATTCGAACTTTTGGTTACATCTAATTCCATTTGTCCTGTTTGGTCTATTCTGAACTTTTGTAACCCAAAATTTGTATATTTATAATACGTGGATTTGAAGAAGGTCTTTGTTGGATTACCCGTCAAAACTATATTTTGATTTCCAATTGCTATTAAATTTAATAGTCCTCCTGCCATTATATTAATATACTAATTAATATATTAATATATTATTTATGTTATTAATATTATTTATGTTATTAATATTAAATTGTAAGTTAAATAATATAATATTATATAATATTATTTAATATTATTTAATATTATATGGATACATTTAGCGTAAAAACTTTAAATACAAGTCAATATTTCTATATAACACTGGTAATAATAATATTTGTATTATTGTTACTATTTAGTTGGGTATTTAATAGATTAGGTTTGAAAGATAGATCGTGCAACAAATTAAAATTAGCTTGGCCAACTCTTACAAATACTTCTTATCTAATATCATATAATACTGTAAAAACAGACTCAGCAAATACATTTGATGGATCTAACTGTAAATTTGTAAACTATCATGTTAAAAGCGCATATAATTGCTGCTGTGGGGATGGCTATAAAAATAATTTTGTAGCACTATGCGCTTTAGAAAAATGTATTGTTAATGGTTGCCGTTTTTTAGATTTTGAGATTTATTCATATAATAATGACCCTATTATTGCGGCATCAACCGCTAACAATAATTATATTAAAGAAACTTATAATTCGCTATTGTTAGAAGTAGTATTAGAAACAATTAAAGAAAAAGGCTTTAATCAAACAGCAACAAATTGCGCCAATGATCCACTTATACTAAATTTTAGAATTATGAGCACAAATATTAATATGCTTAAAAAGATCGGCGAACTAATTCAAAAATATTTACATACCAGCAACCAGAACTTTACAATTGAAACAAGAAAAGGTGCTGTACTTTTAGGTGTTGAAATGCGTGAATTATATAGAAAACTTATTATTATTTGTGAGTTTAATCCACAACCTAATATTGTTGAGAATAGTGAATTAGTAAAATTGAAAAATTATATAAATTTACAGGCTCGAGGACCAGAATGTAACACCTTTAGATATAATCAAATAGTTTCTAAAAAAGGGTCTGTCTCGTTTATTAATGAGACAAAGCAAAAATATGTAATTGTATTGCCTAATTTAGATAATTCCGTAATAAACTTTGATCCTAAAACCTCGTTTGATACAGGCTGTCAAGCTATTTGTATGAAGCATCAAAATGTAGATAATAATTTACTTGGATATAATGCGCTATTTAGATCAAATTTCAACTATTCGTGGCTCAAAAAGAAGTTATTGTTGTTAAATATAAATGCACCTGTTTTACCCGTTTATAATGGTGGTATTGATTTACCATCCACTGACTAATAATAAGATTATTAATTAGTCTATTAGTAATCTCTCTTTTTTATTTTTATATCTTTATATATTATTGTATTATAAAGAACAACTATGAAAGAAACATTTGAAGAAAAAGAGTTACAAATATTAAGAACAGCTATAGATAATGCTACAACAATAAGTGGTAGAAAACTGGTTCAATCTGACTCCGTTAAAAAGATTATAGAAATCTTAGAAAATTTCTTAAGAACACATAAAACACTTTGCTATGGCGGTACAGCTATAAATAATATTTTACCGGAACAATATAGATTTTATAATAAAGATATTGAAATACCTGATTATGATTTTTTTTCACCATACGCAATGGAATATGCGAGAGATTTAGCAAACATTTATTATAAAGCAGGTTATGAGGAAGTAGAAGCTAAGTCAGGAGTGCATAGCGGAACATATAAGGTTTATGTAAATTTTATGCCTATAGCAGATATCACATATTTAGAATCAAATTTATTCAAAAATATATACAAAAAGGCAATAAAAATTAATGCAATAACTTATTGCCCGCCAAATTTTTTACGAATGGCTATGTACCTTGAATTATCACGTCCTATGGGTGACGTTTCAAGATGGGAGAAAGTTCTTAAACGTATTATATTATTAAATAATCATTTCCCTCTTCGTGGAGTATCTTGTAAAAATCAAGATTTTCAAAGACGTTATGAAGGAAATTCCAACGAACAAGAGAGAATTTACGAGGTTACTAAAGATTGTTTCATAAATCAAGGCGTGGTTTTTTTTGGTGGTTACGCCAGTGCCTTATATAGTAAATATATGCCATATAAAGAACGGAAGCAAGTCTCTAATATTCCCGATTTTGATGTTATAAGTGAAAACCCTGATTCAAGTTCAAGAATATTAAAAGAACAATTGAATTATGAAGGGTTTAAAAATGTTAAAATTAATAAAAAACCACCAATAGGTGAATATATTGCTGTTCATTATGAAATTGTTGTAAATAATGATGTAATAGCATTTATTTATAAATCAACTGCTTGTCATAGTTATAATATTCTAGCTATTAATGGACAAAAAATAAAAGTCGCAACAATAGACACAATATTGAGCTTTTACCTAATATTTATATATGCTAATAGACCATATTATGATGAAAATAGATTATTATGTATAGCTGAATATTTATTCAAAGTTCAACTAAACAATCGCCTTCAACAAAAAGGTTTATTAAAAAGGTTCAGTGTGTTATGTTATGGTAAGCAACACACATTAGAAGATATGAGAGAAGAGAAATCCAAAATTTATTCGCAAGTTAAAGAAAATTTAATCTCTCGAGATTCGAAATTATATAATAGTAATTTCTTTAGATATATACCTAAAGAGTTAGTTGAAAAGTCATTGTTAGAATCTAAACTATCTAATAGCGAAAAGTTATTACATAGCGAAAAGTTATTACATAGCGAAAAGTTATTACATAGCGAAAAAAAGACCACTAAAAAAACTTTACACAAGAAGGCAAAGCGTAAAGCAACGCGTAAAGCAAAGCGTAAAGCAACGCGCAAAGCAACGCGTAAGGCAAAGCGTAAAAATAAATTAATTAAAATTAATAGCAAAAAGCATAAAAATTTATATATTAAATAAATTATATCATATTATAATAATAATATAATATAATAATCTTAAAATATCCACCTATATTAGCAGTCAAAATTACATTTAACCTATTGCTGGGAAACCAACTAAGTTAGCGCCTATACCAAAGCCGGCTCCACTTCTTGCACTTACTCCCATGCTTGGAATAAATGTGTCTAAAATAGAGAATGTCGCAGCAGCCATTAAAGCAATAATGGCAATTTCTTCCATCTTTAATGGTTTTTGCGGAATAACAAAAGCAACAATCGCAACCATCAAACCTTCTACTAAATATTTAATAGCTCTTTTTACTATTTCTCCCATATTGAAATTCATTTTTTGTTTATATTAATAAATAAGAAAAAAATATAATTTTTTACTTAATTATATAAATAATTAAATTTTTTACTAAATATATTAATACTAAAAAATTAATATTAATATTAATAAAATAAATACTTAAAATAAATACTAAAAATAAATACTAAAAAATTAATATTAATATTAATAAAATAAATACTTAAAATTATATTAATATTACATTTATATATTATATGTCAACCAAAAAATCTTCTAAATCTAAATTAGCGGACAAGTCAGACTCTAAAGAATACGTTGATTTATTAGATGAGGACAAACCTATTAGTGGGCAAAAATACGTATGTTTAAGTTTTATATCACCGGAAGACCATATTAAAAACAAGAATTTATTTTATTTTGAGAAGTTCTTAGCTAATTTTGAATTTAAAAAAACATTTGAGAAATATACACAATTCTTAAATTTTTTATCCTATAAATACAGTTTGGATTTTAATCAACTCACTAAAGATATGGAAGAATTTGTTGAAGAAGAAAAAGATAAATTATTTTTAACAAGTCTTGATGATGAATATAAATCATTTTTAGATATTAAAGAAGAAGACTTACAAAAAGAATATAATAAACAGCACGAGTTTCAAACTAATACAAGAGGTATTAAAGTACGTGGTGTATTTGGTTCTCAAGAAGAAGCAGAATTGCGGTGCAAATTTTTGAGAGATGCCGACCCCAATCACGACGTATATGTTGGAGGAGTTGGAATATGGATGCCTTTCCACCCCGAAGCGTACAAAACAGGTCGTGTAGAATATTTGGAGAAAGATTTGAATGAATTGATGGCACAAAAAAAGAAGAACGACGAGATCTCTAAAGAACAATTTAAAGAGCGAGTAAAAGAAAGCAAGAAAAAGGCTATTCAAGAAAATATTGCCAAAGCTCAAAAAGAAGGAAATAAATTAATGCAAACTATTGACGAAGAAGGAAATCTCGTAAATGCGGATAGGATGGATATTCCAGGAAAGAATTTACTATTTGGAACTGGAGATGGTGATGACGTATCAACTGCAGATTTACGTAAAGAATTATTTGAAGCAAATGACGTTATTGTTGGAAAACAGGAAAATAATGATCACGGGCTTTCACAAATTTTAGAACGACAAAAAGAACTTGCGAAGCAATTAGCTGATAAAACAGAAATAGAATAAATATAATCTTAGTAACATATTTTAACCTCCTAAAATATGTTATATAAAATAAAAATATTACGTTTATTTTTCTTCAAGTGCCTCTATTGCCTCTATTGCCTCTATTGCCTCTATTCTTTTAGTTATATTTTTAAGCATAGCATTTTGCTCTTGTAAAGATTTTATTAATATAGCATCAAAACTGCTATAATTAACTGCCTTATACTTAATAGTCCTACCATCCTCAATATCTTTTGGACTTGGTTCTAATTCTGTTACCAAATTAGGAAACAGGTCTTCTAATTCTTGCGCTAATACGCCAATATATTTAGTATTAGTAGAACCCTTCATAGTATAATCAACAACTCTAACTTTTAGCAAATCTGCTAATTTAGGACCACTTGTAACAATATTTTCTTTTAATCTGCTATCACTAAACCTCTTATACGAATTAGTTCTGTTTGTTATAGCACCATTTCCAGTAATTTGAACCTTTAAATTCCTTGGTGATATTACATCACTATAATATTCTTTCATAATTGCGCTACTTAGGTCAGATTCAAAATTTTTATAACTATAACCATTACTCATATAAATATGATTAGATATATCTCTATAATTAGCTATAGTACTTGCTATGACTAATGAATTAACACTAATATTGCCCATTACAATTAAATTACCGCTAATTGTTGTCATTGGCGCATTAACTGCTAATGTTTTATTTATTCCATATACAGTGTTATAAGTATTATTGCTTTGGATTAATGTTGTCCCATCTCCAGATAATGCGTGTATTCCTGCTTTAGAAGTTGCGGTTTTACCACTAAGAACATTGCTTACTTGATTCCAATAATTATTAGCATATGCAAAAACTCTTACATGTCCTCTATTATTACTATTATTGTCCGAGCCTATAGAAATAATTGTGCCGTCGTTTGATATAGCTACACTGGCGCCGAATTCATCGCCTCCTGATATTCCTACCAGGGTTTGACCTAATTGGGTCCAAGTTGTTCCGCCTTGATACCTATAAACTTGTCCGCTATTATTTCCAGGAGCACCAACAACAATAGTATTTCCATTAGCAGATAATTTTAAAGCTCTTCCAAAGTATAAATAACTTATATCGGCTCCTTGAATAATACCTTTATTTTCCCAAGTTGTGCCTGACCAAGTAAAAGTTTTGACTTTTCCAGCATTAATTATATTATTAGCATTATTAACATTTAGACATCCTGTAGCAAGTGTTAGTCCATCTAATGATAAAGCAGTTGAATAGCCTTCATAAGACCCAGGATCACCTAATAATGTTTGCCCTTGCTGTCTCCAATCATTTACACTAGAGCTAAAATCATATACTCGAACAGCTCCTGCATTATTTCCATTTAAATTATCTTTCCACGCACCAATAGCAATGCTATTTCCATTTCCTGCTAAACTTATGCTGTATCCGCTTTCACCAGCAAGTGTTTGTCCATTAATAGCAAACCCTTTTTGGGTCCATTTATTAGTATTGTTACTTAACTCAAATAGCCTAACTTGTCCGCAGTTAATTCCTGATTCGTCGCTAGCTATTGAACTACCAGCAACAACTCTTCCGTCACTTGATAGGGCTAAATCCCAACCGAATTGGTCGTCGTTACTTAGACCGACAATAATTTCACTGCTTAATCCTATTTGGTTCCAACTATAAGGCGCTTGATTATATGACAATTCATAAACATAAATTCGCCCTTTTGAAATGTCGCTTTGATAAGAAGAAGACAACGCAACTACTTTTCCATCATTTGAAATAGCTACTTTTTTATTAGTTAATGGTGGCCCGTTAGGTGTTACTGTATTAGATTCACCATACGCAATTGAAGAACCTATTATATTTGTTGCTATTACTCTAAAAGTATAAGATGTCCCGTTAGTTAATTCACTAATTGTTGCTGTTCTTGTTGAGCCATTTACAGTCATTACTTGGAAACTATCCGAACTACTTGTTACAGAATAACTTGTTATTGGTCTACCGCCATCATTTGTAGGAGGGCTCCAATTTATAGTGGCTTCAGCATTACGTGATGTAGCTGTTACATTTATGGGCGCATTAGGTACTCCTATAATTATTCCACTTACTTCATTTGATAATAAACCATCACCAGCTGAGTTAATTGCATATACTCTGAAATATTCTATTACACCACTAGTTGCTCCAAGTACTCTCCAAGAACGAGTTGATGTTGAAATATATGCAAACCAATCAATTGAATCTGAACTTCTTTCAACTATATATTCTAAAATATTACTTCCATTATTATTAGGTTCACTCCAAGATAAATCTATAAAACCAATATCACTTATTGCACTAATTGTTGGTGCACTTGGTATGGTATTTGGTGTTACAGTGTTAGATATAGCTCCTGATGAATCTCCTACAGCATTTTTTGCTATTACAGTAAAACTATAACTTGTACCATTAATTAATCCACTTACTATTGCTGATATATCAGTTATAGTGCTTACTAATCCTCCTGAAGGATTATTTGTTATGGAATAACTTGTTATAGGAGAACCACCATTAGATAATGGCGGATTCCAAGTTAGTGTAACCCGACCATTTCCTGGGATTGCACTTAAATCTCTAGGTTGCCCAGGAAAATTAAAGGTTGTTGTATCTGCAAGACTAGGGACTACATTAGGACCAGCAATATTTATTGCATATATTCTAAAATAATAACGTGTATTATTTCCTAATTCATTTACTCGAAAAGTATTTACTGAAGCATTAGTTGAAATATCACTACCCCAAGCATTAATACCATTATTACTTCTTTGAATTAAATAACTAAGAATATTTCTTCCACCATTAAACAGTGGAGGACTCCAAGATAAATCTACCAACCGAACACCTGCGACAGCAGTAAAATTTCTTGGTGTATTAGGTACAGTAAATGGTGTTTCTGTAACTGAATCAGATGAGGTAAAACCTGCTCCGTTAGTTGCAGTTACAGTAAAAGTATAAAGGGTACCATTAGTTAATCCTGAAGCGGTTGCGGTTCTTGTTCCAGGATTTACTGGTACTGTTACTGTTACACCTGCATTAGTTCTTGTTACACTATAGCCTGTTATTGATACACCACCATTACTACTAGGTTCATTCCAACTTAAATCGACTCTAGCACTACTTGCAGTTGCGCTTATATCTCTTGGTACACTTGGTGTTGTAGCTGGTGTTGCTGCACGTGAAGCAGATGAGGTAAAACCTGCTCCGTTAGTTGCAGTTACAGTAAAAGTATAAGAGGTACCATTAGTTAAGTTTGAAGCGGTTGCGGTTGTTGTTCCAGGATTTACTGGTACTGTTACTGTTACACCTGCATTAGTTCTTGTTACACTATAACCTGTTATTGATGCACCACCATTACTACTAGGTGCCTCCCAACTTAAATTGACTGTACGATTACTTACAGTTGCTCCTACAATTGTAGGTGCGCTAGGATTTGTAGCTGGTGTTGCTGTAACTGAATCAGATGATGTATAATTTGCTCCGTTAGTTGCAGTTACAGTAAAAGTATAAGAGGTACCATTAGTTAAGTTTGTAATTGTTACATTTCTTGTTTCAGAATCTACTGTTCCAATTGTTCCAACTGTTCCACCTGTACTAGTTACGCTATAACCTGTTATTGCTATACCACCATCACTTGCAGGTACAATCCATGTTAAATAGACACTAGCATTACTTACAGTTGGTGTTATATTTCTTGGTACACTTGGTGCAGTATATGGTGGTAGTGGTGTTACTGGAGTAGATGATCCAGATGGTGGTGAATCGCCTATATCATTTGTTGCTACTACTCTAAAAGTATAAGCAATACCGTTAGTTAATCCTGTAACTGTTGCTGTTAAACCATTGCCAGTTGTTGCGGTTCGTCCTCCAGGACTACTTGTCACAGTATACTTTGTTATTGCTGAACCACCATCGCTTTGCGCAGTCCAAGTTACTGTAGCTTGTTCATTACCTGGACTTGCTGTTACATTTATTGGTGCACTTGGAGTATTTACTACAGTCACATAAGCGGCAGCATTATTATGTTGTGTACTATTAATATCTGCCTGACCATCGTGCCATTTATTATCATACCATAGAAATTCTATGTAATTGTCAAAATAATCTGGTTGTTGTGAATTCCAATTAGTATAATTCCATTGATCTCCATTAATCCATTCCCATGTCGAAGGCCCTCCGTCATTTGTACCGAATACCTTTCTTTTTCCTCCTATCCATAAATGAAGGTAAGGATTCAATGCGTTTCGTAAATTTACAATTGTATTATTTTCTTCTTCACTTAAAATACTTGCTAAACTACGACCTGGAACAGAAGCAGCATTATCTCTATGCCATTGCCATGATTGGGGTGTTGTGTTCACTTCAAAAGTACGACGTTGTGCCATAAAATAATTTAAATAAATATATTATATATTATATTTATAAAAATATAATATAAATAGCATATTAATTTTACAACTTATACACCAATATCTTGTCCAATTTGGTTCCATAAAATATTGTTAAATTTTTGACTATAATGACGCGTATTTATTGTTTCAACGCTAATAGTTGAACTATCTAAACTTGGTAATCTAATACTGGTAAAAGATATTTCTATTTGCTCTTTTAACTTATTATATGATCCATCAAGAGTGCTGTTTAAAACATATGATGAATCAAGCCTGTTACTTAAGAAAATTAATGAACTATCAATTATATTAGGATTACTAACGGTGCTTTTGAGTATATAAGAGCCATCTAAATATGTTTGCAAAGCATCAAATGACAAGCTATATTGAATATTAGAAACATATGAGTTATCTACATAAGTTTTTAAATCCCTTATTGAAATATCAAATACACTTTTTAATACAAATAAATTAGTTATTTGACCTCGTGTATAAATAGTGTTATAAGAATCATCCATATTCCTTTTTAGTTGTCTATACGAGGGATCAAAGTTTGGACTTACTAAACTAATTGACAAATCCATATATCCCGATAAATCTATTAGTGAGACATCCAGGCAAACAGTCTTATTTTCAACTAATAAATTTCCACCGCTCAAGGTCCAAGCAGTTCCGCTATATTTTAACGAAGCTACATTAGAAATATCGAGTCCGGCGTTGTTTCTCGAAAGGTCTTCTTTGTTTAATAAATTGGAAGCTATACTAATAGAATTATCACTTATTTCAACAATATTAGACTCTATTATTGTCTTATTTCCATATACTATTAGATCGCCATTAATAATTAGGGTTCCGCTTGAATTGCCGTGTCCTGATGGATCAATAGTAAATGTGCTCGGTACTTTTAACACATTATTAAGCATTTGTCCGCTAATGTTTATGTCATTCAAGAAAGAACTATTATTCACATATAATTCATTACTTATAGAAATATTTGAGGCACTCAGATCCACTGTTAATATTTTATCACTAACCAAATAGTCTCCAAGATTTAATATATAATTATTAATACTTGTATTAAGTGTTACAAAACTTGTACCATTTACAATTAAATCATTGCTTATAGTTGTTGTTCCTCTTATTTGTAAATTTTTCTTTATGTTAAGAGAATTGTTAAAACTTGAGTCACCACCGCTTACATTAATATGCGTAAAATATGCTTTGTTTCGTCCGCTGTCTTTACCTTTATCATCTATTATGTTGGGGTCATATCCAATAACAGTTGATCTAACATAGCCAAAATTAATGCTATTGTTGTCAGTAATACCAGTGTTATTTACATTTGTTAAAAATACGGTATTAACGTTCAATGTATTGCATGTAATAGTTCCAATACCGGATAAATCCGGATCTGTCATTATATGTCCAGATTTAAAAATAGTAGTGTTATTAAATGAAATCTCTTTATTGTTAGTCTTAATTTCTATGCTGCTTGCTGATGATTCTATTATTAAATTTTTAGTAGGATGATATGAGAGAAGTTTATCACAATGTAATATAAAAGATACTCGATTTGTATTAAAATCTATTATATCGCCCATATAATATAATTTAATATAGTTAAATAATATTATATTTTAAAATCAATAACATAAAATGCACTTATCTTATATAAGATAATTTGTCTTACGTAGTTTCTTTAATCTCTCTAATCTTAAAGATAAATTTGTAATAATTTGTTGCTGTTCTTGTAGCGCTTTAATTAACATAACATTAAAACAGCTATATTTAACTGTCTTATATTTTGTTGTTTTACCATTTTCTATTTCTTCTGCGTTTGGAGTTTCTGTTTCCACTAATGCGGGAAATAACTCTTCCAATTCTTGCGCCACAACGCCTATGTATTTTTTATTTGGGCAATTTTTCAAATTATAATCAACAATTCTAACTTTTAATAAATCTTCAAGTTTGGGACTAGCATCAACTATATTTTCTTTTAATCTGCTATCACTTAATGCACCTAGACTATAATTTAAATTATAGAAACTTCCATCAGCGCTAATATATAAAACCGGCATTTTATTATTATCATTATTATTAAATTTGCTATAATATTGCTCTATTATGTCAGTCGCATTCGAAGAATCACGATAAACCGAGTAATAACCGTTGTCACTAAATCTATAACTATTAGAAATATTTAATGAATTTGAAGACGTGTCACCACTAACTATTAAGTCACCGCTAATTGACACGTGAGAAGTTAATGCTATTTTGGGTGTTTTTACTGCTTCAATAGTTATTGAATATGTATCAGCATTGGCGAGAGCACTATTGAATAAACTTGTAAATTTACCACTCAAATCATTATATGAAAGTTCTATTTTTCTTCTTAATGCTAATGGGTTCAGTTTAGTATTTAAAGCCTCAAACGATCCATCTACATAAGCTTTTGTAACATAATTCTGAATAATATTACTAACATTTATAGCAAATGTCAGCTTTGTTACAAATATTATATCTATATAATATTTTGAGGTAGAAAAATCAGAAATTGCATAATTTTTTGTTACAAATAAGTTAGAAACATCATTTATGGTATAAGAAACCAAGCTATTAAATGAATTATCTATATTAGTTTGTAATAGTCCAAATGAATTATCAATTAATTGTTTAACTGCTATTAATGAATTACAAATAGTTCTTTGCAAATTAATTAACGAAATATCGAGAGCCACTAATTTATTTCCTATAAATAAATTTCCACCACCAATATTCCATTTTGTTCCGTCATACTTTAATGAAGCAATGTTGGAAACATCTAATCCCGCAGGATTACTTAATAATTCGGACTTATTTGCTAAATTGCTGGCAACTTTTAGCATATAAGAGCTAATATCAATAATAGAAGACTTAATTATTTGTTTGTTTCCATACACTATTAAATTTCCGTTAATAATTAGGGTCCCACTATTGTTGAAAAATCCGGATGGGTCTATTGTAAATTCGTTGGGAACTCTTAACACACTGCTTAATAGTTGTCCGCTTATATTTAAATCATTTCCATAATATTTATTAAGCGAGTATAATTCGTTGCTAATAGTTATATTATTAGCAGCACTTAAATCTATTGCATTTATTCTATTATTGCATAAATCACTGCTATTAAGATTTGAAACGAATATTTTAAGGTAGTCTAAACTGGATAATATATCTTGTATAGATATGTTATTAACACTTAAATCGCCGCCGATTATTGCTGACCCACCTATAACTAAATTTTCTTTCACATAAAGCGAATCGTTAAAACTCGAGTCTGAACCATTTACATCAATATATGTAAAATATGCGTCCCTTCTGCCGATGTCACTACCTTCATCGTCTTTAATCGCCGGATTATATCCTATTCTTGTATTCTTTATGTAGTTTCCTCCATTAATATTAGTATAAGATAAAATGTTAAATAAGACATCTTTATTTGAATATCCTATATTATAATAACTACCTTGAACATTTATAATGCCCTGTTCTATAGCGCTTGAAGTAATTTCTTGACCTTGACCTTGACCTTGACTTTGATCTTCAAGTTTATATTTTAAATAATATTTCTTAACCCCAATGCTAACATTTTCATCTAATAAAAGTAATCTATAAGTATTTGTAAATCGCCCCGTAGCATTTATGTTTCCCAGGTCAAAATTTTGCGAAATCATGCTTGAATCTCTCCATAATTCAATTGTTAATCGTTCCTTATAAGCATAAGAACTTAAGACAGCAATATTTAAATCTATAAAAATAGAGGAAATAGATTCTATATTAATATTTGTATATACTGAGTTGCTTAAATCTTGTATATCCTTTGTTCTAGTAAATGGAATATTATTTTTGCTGATAGTTACATTATTATTACTTTTAGGTATATTTCCAAGCAATATATGACTTGTTCCAATTGAATCGCCATTAGTAAGATTAATAATACCTTGTTCCTGATTGCTTAAATTATTTTCTAATTTATATTTTAAATAGTATTTTTTTATTCCATTGCTCAAATTTACATCTAAATAGTCGAAACTATATGGTATTGTTAAACCTTTTGTAGAATTGACTATTCCTATGTTTGTGGTTTCAGAGATCATACTTAAATCTCTCCATACTTGAATAGTTATTCGTTCATTAATACCATAACAACAAAATAAAATAATATTTATACTAATTTGAACATTTGTATTTAATACATCAATGGTATTAAAAAATACAGCACTTAAATCTTGTAAATCAGAAGTTGTAGTTGTAAAAGCGGAACTATTGAATATTTTTTTATTAGAATAAATAACTGAACTTGTTATTTCACGCAATATTATATTGCTTGAGCCAGAAGTGTTACTTATACCTTGGTCTTCATTGCTTACAAGTTGGGTTATAGTGCTTATGCTATTTTCTAATTTGTATTTTAAATAGTATTTTTTTTCACCTTCGCTCAAATTTTCATCTAAATATCTTATAGTATAAGGTATTGTAATACCGCCCGCACTATTCACAGAGCCCAGTTCCGTGCTTTGTAAAATCATACTTGCGTCTCTCCATAATTGAAGTGTTATTCGTTCTTTATAACCATAACTGCAATATAGCACAATATTAATATCAACCAAAATTGAGCTATTATTAAATATTGTAATCAAGCTAAATAACGACTTACTTAAATCTTGCACTCGAATTGAAGTTGTTCGTGTATTATTATTATTTGCTAATAATAATGGCTTATTAATAATATTGACATTAGAATCTGATGCAAGGTTATTGACTAAATTCAGATTACTACAAGTAAGATTTGTTAATCCTGTTAGAGGTTTATTATTAAAATCCATATTATTATTAAAAACAAGATCATTATTGAATATTATTTTGTTTTCATCTCCATTTACTTTTAATTCAATACTGTTGTTCAATGATTCTATTAATAGATTTTTATTCCTATTATTTGACAATAATTTATCGCTAAAAATTCTAAAGCTTACTTCAGTATTATTATAATTCTCATAATCACCCATTTATATCCAATTTATTATAGCTATATAATATTTTTATCATTTTCAACGTTATATTTAAGACTATTTTTAAACGCTATTTTCCAGTTCTTCCAAACTTGTATTAAGGTTATTTATTAAAATTTGTTGCTCTTGAAATGCTTTTATTAATAATATTGTTAAATTGCTGTAATTAACCGTTTTAAATCTCTTGTGTGTGTTAGTTTCTGCTACTAATTCTGGAAAAAGTTCTTCTAATTCTTGGGCAACTACCCCTATGTATTTAGAGCTGTCAGGACCCTTCAAATTATAATTAACCACTCTAACCTTTAGCAAGTCTTCTAACTTAGGAGAGCAATTAACTATATTTTCTTTTAATCTGCTATCACTAACTGCTCCATATACCCCGGTATAATTAGTTACATTTCCACACGCATCAATCTTAAATACTTTATTATAAATAGAACCTACATTGCTATAATAATCTACAATAGAAGCACTAATATCAGATGTCGCAAGATAATGCGAGCTATAACCATTAATACTAACATCAAAATTATGTCTATTAGAAATTCTAAATGATTTTAATATGGCTTCACCTGTTACTATTAAATCGCCGCTAATTGTTGTGTTAATTGTTGTAATAGATGGAACAAATGCCAAAGGTTTAATAATTCCATTAATCAGCGGTGTATTTATTGTTTCAATAATAATACCTGATGCCTCAATATTAGTTACCTTAATAGTAGCAAATGAAATATCAAATTTTTGTTTTAAGCTATTATGCGACGCTTCAAAAACACTATTTAATACATACGATATATCAAGTTTTTCGGTAAAAGAATTATATGAACTATCAAATGAATTAGGAGCTCCAACTCTTCTTTGTACCACATAAGAAGTATCCATAAGTGTTCTAATTGCTCCAAGTGAAGAATCAAATGTGCTTTTAGAAATATATGAATTATCTGTATAAGATTTTAAAGCAAGCCACGAAAGGTCAAAAGCTGATCTTAATATAAATGAGCTAGTTATTTGGCTTTGTGTGTAAGTAGCATTATAAGAATTGTCTATATTCCTTTTTAATCTGAAAAACGATGAACTGAAATCGGTAATTATTGAAATAAGTGATAAATCAAAATTGCGTTTAGCTAGCGAAAGATCGTTATTAAGCAAAACTTGCTTATTGTCAATATGTAATAGTCCACCGCTAAAGTTCCAGGTTGTTCCATTATATTTTAACGAGGCAATATTTGAAATGTCTAGCCCGGCATTAGAATTTGATAAGGCTTGTATGTTAGATAATTTAGAGGCTAATGTAATAGCAAGATCACTTATATCAATATTACTTGACGCAATACTTGTTTGGGTGCCGTTCACCATTAAATCGCCATTTATTATTAGTGTTCCACTCGCATTACCGTATCCAGAGGGATCAATAGTAAATAACCCCGGCACTTTTAGCACATTAATAAGTAATTGTCCGTTTATACTTATGTCATTAAAATAGGCAGTTTTAAGAACATATAAATTATTACTTATTGAAACATTTGTAGTGGTCGCATCTCTTGTTAATATTCTATCACTATAAAAACTTCGCGCAATAGCATTTCTAATGTTATTAAAACTGGTTTCGATCGATGAAAAGTCCATACCATTTATTAATAAGCTATTACTTATATTTACTATTTTATGAACTAATAAATTTTTGTTTACATAAAGCGAGTTGTTAAAAGTCGAGTCGTCACCACTTACATTAATATATGTAAAATAAGCATCACTCCTTCCAATAGTTCTATCTATTGGATTGTAACCAATACTTGTATTTCTAATATACCCATCATTAACACTATTATATGAAATCTTTACATTTTCAGGTAATGTTATTGAATTAATCGTTAAAAATGTCGTGGTTATTTCAGAAACATTATAAATATCTATAGATCTATAACTGCCTTTGCTAAAATCTACGTGTCCATTAAAAATAATACTTATACCGCTGAAATCAATAGTATTATATGATGACTCTATTATTAAATTTTTTTTAATAATACTGCTTCCATTATTGCTTAATAAATTGTCGCAAGCTATTTTAAAACTTCTATCAGCATTTAAAAATACTTCCATATTAACACTATTACAATATTAATATAGTTAATTAATATTTTATTAATGAACTGAATACCTAAAAATTTATGACAATTTTACTTTTAAAAATCCCGAAAAATCAACATATACTTCTCCTACTTTTAAAATAGTAGTACTATCAGCAGCTTGCGTTATTTTGCTTAAATCAAAATAGAGTCTTGGAGTGTAAATACCTATAGTTCTATTTGCAGATCTAGTAGCATTAGTATCTACAATCATAATACTATATGATGGATCAATAGTATTAATTCCTATTCTATTATCAGATGTGTCTATACAAATTAGATTGGTTGCGTCAACTGTTCTACTTGCAACACTACCTAGAGAAGAAAATGTTCCAATTAGCGTATTTATTGAAGATTCAGACATTACTTATTTATACTTAATAAATAATCTTATTAATTAAATTTTAAGTAATAAGATTACTAAATCTTATTTTTAAATCTGTTTAAATAATAATTTAAAAATATTAAAAAATTATATTAAAAAGCCCGTTCAATATTTGCAATCCTCCTTTCTAAAAGCTCTATTTTTTTTCCTAATTCTTCTATATATTCTATTTTATTATTTAAAATGGTCGCTAAATCATTTGAACCTTCGTTTTTAATAAAATTCTCAGTTTTATTTAAGTTTTCATTTATTATTTGGACTTGCGCATCCAATTCTTTAAGGGCTGCCAAGCTATATACAAAAATATTATTATAATTCAAGCTATATGGAGTTTGTTTGTTACCAACATTTACGCTAAATTTTAGCTCATCTATCTTTTCAACTTCTTGAGCTATTAGACCTGCTTCTATTATGTGCGGTTCATTTAATGGACCTCTATAATGCGGGTCTTTAAAAGTCGCTGTTTTCTGGTAAATTTGGGGGGTTAATTGCCGTATAGTTGTTAGAGCGTTAGCAATAAGTTCTTCATTATGTTTTAACCTATCGTCAGATGTAATTAGCATTCCTGCTGAGGTAGATCCTGTCCCTCTAATATTTAAAGATCCATCGATTATTAGTGAACCATTTATTGATATATCACTTGTGCCTAGCAATGGATTAATATTATTTACAAGTAATCTTGCATTATTAAGCAATGTTAAAGAGCCATCCATTAACACATTACCGCTAATAGATATAGGAATAGTATTAATATATGGTCTAATATTATTTACATACAATAACGAACTTGTACTTATATCACTTGTAGTAAATAATGTGCCGGTTTTTAAACTATTACAACTAATTTCAGCATTTATAATAAAAGGGGTATTTGTAAAAATGCGGCCATTGGAAATACTAATAATTTCACTGTTTCCCGTCCCCAATATAAGAGTTTTTGTTCTTAGTGTTCCACTAACATCTATATCATAAGCTGGGCTAGATGTTTTCACACCAATACGGCTATTTTCTGTATCAATACAAACTACATCATTGTTATTAGGCATTATTATGTCATCGGTTAATGCGCTTATACTTGTAACAATTTTGTTAAGTCCTGTTAACGTTGACATTGCTATATTATTATTATTATAGATTAATAATAATAATTTAACAATTAAATGTATTTATTTTTGAAAGGAACAATAAGAAAAGAAATCAGTTATCTATTAATTTTAATGTGTTGTTTTTATGTTGTTTTCTAACAGCAACTACATAAACAAAGACTTCAATTTATAAAATAGGACCACCTAAAGCTGTTCTTCTCATATCTTTGATAATACTATATGAAACATTCATAAAACTATTTGATGAATTGGTTGTAGATTGTGCTTGTGGTGCAATGTTAAAATATAAAGCAGTTGGTATTAATGATGAAAGTTCAGAAGTCTCACCTTGACAATCTATTCTTGAAATACCTTGACCACCAGTCCAATGAAAAAGGGTTGATGCTTTATACCAAAATTTTTGACTTGGACTTGCTCTATCATATGACCTAAATACTTCAATTCGTATTATTATAGTTTCATTTGTATTAGGACCTTCAACGAGCAACCCATTATTTTCGTTCAACATATCTTCACCCCAGAGAGCAAATCCATCTCCATATTCACCATACACAAACCTACCACCAAAATATCTCCACAAATTAGCTGTGCTTGATTCTGTATTGTATTTTAAGAACATTTTATAACCTCCTTCACCTGTTATTTTTACACTCATGTCTATTTGTAAACTTTCATTATTAGATAAATCTATTGGTATATTAAAACTATTAACAGGTCCAACAATCGTATCAAAAGAACGGATAATAGCAGTTGCCTCGAGCATAGCAATTCTGCTAGTTAAACTTGCTAATAGAGAAGCAACATCAGATGTTAATGAAGAGGACGAAGATGATGAAGACGAAGATGATGAAACATTATTTATTCCAAAAACTCTAACACGTCCAATACCATTCTTAAAATTTTGACTACTATAAGCAAGTGTTGCTCCGTCACTAGAAAGTGCAATATCAGAAGATCCTTCATATTCAAATCCTGGAATATATTGACCATATTGTGACCAATAATTATTAATGTATTTATAAACTATGCATCGTCCGGCATTTGGTGAAGTAAAAATTTCACCATCATATCCTTGTTGTGTAATAGCTATAGTATTACCATCTACTGATAGTGCTATAGATGCGCCAAAATATGTGTAAGTATTTTCTTCAAAATGTAATTCAGCAAATGGAATAATTGTTTGTCCTAATTGATTCCATGAATTATCAGTTGTATTATATTTATAAATATAAGCAGCACCTGAATCTAAACCATTATCATAATTATCAACACCATAAGCTCCAATAGCAAGTATTTGACCATCTCCTGATAACTTAATATAATGCCCTTGATCATAACTTTTTTTACCACGAATAATTTCACCCATAATATTCCAAGTATTACTATAGTAACTATAAACTATAACAGAACCTGCTCTGGCTAATGTTGTATTTGGCCATGATGACCCATCCCAATTACCTACAGCAATAATATTACCATTGCTTGAAAGTGATACTTTAAAACCGGCAGCTAAACCTGTAAAAGGTGGTATAATTGTAGGACCATATTTATTCCAAGAACTATCTATAAACTTATAAACATAAGTTTCTCCCCTATTAGCGTCTGCGCCCCATCTTCCCATTGCTAATGTTGAGCCATCTCTTGAAAAACTCATAGATGTATATGGAGAATAAGTATTACTATTATAATTTTTTGAAGCAATACTAACACTACCTGTTTCATTCCAAACTGTATTATTATAACTAAAACTTTTTACTACTGAATAGCTAACAAGCTCATTATAAATCGTACCTCCATAATTAATATCTTCATAAATATCATAGTTATATAAAAAAACAACTATTGTTCCATTTCCTGATATTGCTAATTCTGAAGCATAACTTCCGTTTGTAGCAGCAGGAGATACAGCAATTTTATTACCTAATTGTCGCCAATTATAATTTATATACTTGTATATTATTACAGCACCAAAATCTGTTCCGCTTGTATCATCATTTGGCACAGCCACAGCTATAGTGGTTCCATCGTCTGATAATGCTATTTTACTACCTAAATTATCATTTCCTGACCCACTAATATCAAATCCAAGCTTATTCCATAGATTATTACTAAATTTTAATGTAGAACTTCCACTTCCACTGTTTGCTGCTAATGCATTAATTGAAGCATCAAACAATTCCTTGGATACAAATGATATATCTATTTCTGTTTTATTATATACCTGATTTTTAGTATATACATTAGTAAAAGAAGCATCAAACAATTCCTTAGATACAAAAGAAACATCGATTTGATTTATAGTATATACATTAGCTAATGAGCTATCTAGCACATCTAATTTACTATATACATTAGTAAATGAGGCATCTATTTCTATTTTGCTATACGCATCTACTGATGATGAAGAACCAGATGAAGATGAAGATAGTGAAACATTATTTATTCCATAAAATCTAAAACGACTAGCATTCCCTGTTCCTGTGGCAATTATTGTTCCATCATAAGACATATTTACATACCATCCAACTTGCTCACTATCTAAACCCCAAATTGTATCGCCTAATTGTGACCAAAAATTATTAGTTGGATTATATTTATAAACAAAGCAAGCACCGCGCGCAGAAGTATTCAAAGGAGTATATTTAGCAGCATTTGCACCTATAACAATTGAATTTCCATCTCCAGATAACTTTATTGAGCGACCAAAAGTCATACCATCATTTGTTGTGGTATTCCATGGTTCCTCTGGAAAAAGTTTTTGTCCTATTTGAATATAATCATTTGCATTACTATCAAATTTATAAATAACAACAAAACCTGAATTTGGACCACTTCCTGCATTACCTAACCCTCCAACAGCCAATATACGTCCATCGCTTGATATTGAATTTATATTGGAACCTGAATATATTTCTATTGGAGTTAGTCTTTTTGTTGTTTTTAATACCCAAGAGTTACCACTAAATTCAAATACTCTTACAGCACCTACCTCAGCAGCAATTTCAGGTTCTCCTTCATTAGTATTTACTTGTAAATAACCTGTAGAAAAAATATTACCATCATAAGACAAATTAATATTTTGCGGGTAGTGCACGCCATCTTGCATAGGTATTTCAGGAGGATATAAACTATATGTATCTCCTGATATTGTATAAAATTGAACATCACCAAAATGATTTGAAATACCAACTATTTTACCATTTCCTGAGATAATAGGATACCTACCACCATTAATAGTAGCGCCTACTTGATACCAAGAATTAGATGTATCTGAGTATTTTTTTATTCTAATTCGTTCATTATCATCTTCTGATCTATATATTATTGTTTTTGCATCATTAGAAATTGCAAAACGAGTTATGTTTTCGTTAGCATTTCCGGTTATAATGTTATTATAAATCCAATTATTAGAAATATCATTATATTTATAAATAACAATGAAACCGCAATTTGGTAAATTAGGCGCAGAACCACTGACTGAAAAAAAAGCAGTTTTTCCATCAGCAGATAACTTAACATCACTAGAACCAGCAAAAGAATATGGAGAAATGGTGTTATTATTAGTAAATATTAAATCTTCTCCTAATTTATTCCAATTATCATTATAATAATTATTTACAATTGATGAAGTTCCACCTCCACCTCCACTTCCACTTCCGCCTCCACCACCTGTTCCTATAGCGGACAATAAAACATTATATGATGTTTCAAATAATTGCTTAGATACAAAGGATACATCTACTTCATTTTTAGTATATACATTAGATATTTGAATAGAACTTAAAGAAGCATCAAACAATTCCTTAGATACAAATGATAAATCTACTTGATCTCTTGTATATACATTAGCTAATGAGCTATCTAGCACATCTAAATTACTATATACATTACTAAATGAGGCATCTATTTCTGTTTTGCTATATACCTGATTTTTAGTATATACATTAGTAAATGAAGCATCTATTTCTGTTTTAGTATATATATTTGGAGCACTTATAGATCCTGCTACTTTTAATGAACCACTAATATCTACATTATTTAATGAAGCATCGTTAATCTGTTGGACGTTAGTGCTATTATCAGTAAATATTATTGTATCTGTTATATTAAGTATATCATATGATGTATAGTCATTATTTTGAAAATAACCACCATCTCCACTTTCATTGCTTGTTCCTACAGATGATAATAAAAAATTATAAGATGTCTCAAATAATTCCTTGGATACAAATGATACATCTATTTCATTTTTAGTATATACATTGGAAAGTTGAATAGAACTTAAAGAGGCATCAAATAATTCTTTGGATACAAATGATACATCTATTTCTGCTTTAGTATATCCGCCACCAGTGTAAGGTTGACCATTGATATTATTAACACTTAAATCATTTGCATAAATAATGCCCCACCTTTTTAATGAAGAACCTAAATTAGAGCTAAGGTCGTGTAAAGGTACTATGTTTCCGCTAACTTCAATATTAGTTGTGCTTATATCACGTATATTAGAAGTAGTACTTGTTAATTGTAAAAAAGTCCAATTATTGGACTGATTTATTTTATCATTTGTGATTGAAGCATTAGCAATTTTAGAACCACTAATTGCTGCATTAGCTGATATGTCCACATCCATAATAGATCCATCTACTATATTATGTGATTGAATACAATCACTGGATAGCTTTGCATGTGTGACAGCGCCATTAGCAATTCTTGTATTAGTCACTGCATTAACAGCTATTTTTTCATATGTAATAGCATGATCACTTATATCTACTGTTAAAATAGAACCATTTGCTATTTGAGTAGAACTAATTGTTCCATTAGCTATTTTAGAACCATCAATAGAATTAGTAAAATTAGTTACATTTAATTCGCGAATATAAGCAATATCCCATATTTTGCCACTTTCACCTAAACTTCCAACACCATTACTTACTGGAACTACATTTCCTGAAATACTCATTCCTATAGATGATCTAAATGTATTACTTGAATTATTATATAGCATATTTACTTTTGCTCCGGATATTTCAAAACCAGCACCATCTGCTTGAAGTGAATTTGACGCATTAGAAGCCAACATTAATGTTTTATCACTAATATCTACAACACTTGAATTAATGGTTGTTGTTACTCCTTGGACTACTAAATTACCATTAATTAGTACTGTTCCTGTATTATCTCCATGTCCAACAGGGTCAATAGTAAATGATGAAGGAACATATAAAGTGGATCCCCTAAATGTTACATTACCTGATACATCTAAAGAATTAGTATACAAATTTGAAAGCGAAGCATCTATTTCTGTTTTAGTATATATATTTGGTGCACTTATAGTTCCTGCTACATTTAATGAACCGCTAATATCTACATTATTTAATGAAACATCATTAATGCGTTGGATGTTAGTACTATTATCAGTAAATATTATTTTTCCTGTTATATCAAGTATATCATATGATGCATATTCATTATTTTGAATAAATATTCCATCTAATAATATACCACTGAGTGATGCATCAAATAATTCCTTGGATACAAATGATACATCTACTTCTGCTTTAGTATATACATTGGAAAGTTGAATAGAATTTAAAGAGGCATCAAATAATTCCTTGGATACAAATGATACATCTACTTCTGCTTTAGTATATACATTAGCCAATGAGGCATCAAGTTGTGTTATAACATTAGTTAGTGAGCTATCTAGTACATCTAATTTAGTATATACATTTGAAAATGAGGCATCAACGTATGTTATAACATTAGTTAGTGAGCTATCTAGTACATCTAATTTAGTATATACATTTGAAAATGAGGCATCAACGTATGTTATTACATTAGCTAATGAGCTATCTAGCACATCTAATTTAGTATATACATTTGAAAATGAAGCATCAACATATGTTATAACATTGGCTAATGATACATCTAGCACATCTAATTTAGTATATACATTTGAAAATGAGGCATCGACGTATGTTATAACATTGGCTAATGAACTATCTAGCGCATCTAATTTAGTATATACATTCGAAAAAGAAGCATCAACGTATGTTATTACATTGGCTAATGATACATCTAACACATCTAATTTAGTATATATATTAGATAATGAAGCATCGATGTTTATTATAACATTAGCTAACGAGCTATCTAACACATCTAAATTAGTATATATATTTGAAAGCGAAGTATCTATTTCTGCTTTAGTATATATATTTGATGCGCTTATAGTTCCTGCTACATTTAATGACCCGCATATATCTACATTATTTAATGAAACATCATTAATGCGTTGGACGTTAGTGCTATTATCAGTAAATATTATTTTTCCTGTTATATCAAGTATATCATATGATGCGTATTCATTATTTTGAATAAAAACTCCACCTGATAATATAATATTATATGAGGTATCTAATAAATCATTAGATATCCCTGATATTTCTTGTAATACATATTGCATTTGTGAATTTAAAGAATTAAATGATGCTTCACGAACAAAAGACACGTCTAAATAATCGCTTACTATATTTCCAAATCCTTTTGTAATATCCCCTTTTTTAAAAAATATATCATTGTTTGCAGATACTTCTAAAATTAAGTTATTTCCATAACTTGGCGCAACTAATAAATCATCTCCACTAATAGAGGTTAATGTATTAGTATACATTTTCCAAGACTTCGTGTTCGAATTAAAGTTGTGAAGACTCATTATATTATTATATTAAACAATAATAAAATAATTTAATAATAATTTAATATTAATTATTAAATTAATATTTTAATTATTAAATTAGTAAGCTATTAATTTTATAACATTATTTTTATATTATTTTATTAACTACTATTTGGGTTAGCTTCTAATGCTTCTATTCTTGTTAATAAACTATTTATAATTGTTTCTTGCGACTTAACTTTTGCGTGTAATTCTTTTATAGCAGCAAGTCCATATACAAAAATAGAGTTATAATTTACATTATATGTTTGTGGTATTAAATTGTAGCATATATCATAATTAGCGTTGCTTATATCATAATTAGCGTTGCTTGGGTCATTTGTTCGTCTTTTATAAATATAGCTTTCTTCATAATAATCACCACCGCTTACAACAAAGCTCAAATCACTTATTTGTAATAACTCTTGAGCAATTAAACCTGTTTCATAGCTCCAATTATGTCCACTTAGATCACCATTATAACTAGCATCTAACATGGTTAAAGTTTTTTGATAAAATTTTGGTGTTAATCTATCAATAATTTCTAATCCGTTAGTAATTATAACTTCATTATGCTTTAACCTATCATCTGAATCATAACTTGTTCCATTTACATTAAGATTTGTTGTAAAAATATTGCTCCATCTTATAGCACTTGTTCCTAACGATGAAGTATTATTTACAAAAGGAACTATATTATTATTTATAGTTAATGAAGATGCAAATAAAGCATTCAATGTTAATAATTTATCCATTCCATAAACACGTGACAAATTACCGCCTGATTTACTTATTACTTGAACTAAGGTTGTTCCATCACCAGAAAGAGCATGACCAGCAAATCCATTAAGTACTTGTCCTAACTGTGTCCAAGTATTTGAATAAAGTTTATATACTCTTAAAAAACTAATAGCTCCACCTGCTGAAATTATTGTTCCATCATTAGATATTTGTACCCACTGACCAAATTGGTCATTAGCAGATACTCCATATAACGTTTGACCTAATTGAGACCATGAAGTTCCATTATATTTAAAAACACTTACAGTTCCTATTCCATTGCTAGTGTTGCCAATTGTTGTGCCATATCCAATACCACCAATTACAATAGTATTTCCATCACTTGATAACTTTATATTCCATCCAAAAAACTGATCAATAGCACTACCGTTAATTACATTGTTTGTAGGTATAGGTAGTGACCATGTTCGATTACTACTATTAAATCTATAAATATTAACCTGAGAAGGTGTTGACGAACGATATCCAGCAGCAAGTGTTGTTCCATCTAATGATAATGACATAGAAAATCCTAAATCACCAAAATTGGCACCACCAACACCACTAATGTCTTGTCCCATTTTTATCCAACTATTAATATTACCACTAAACTCATATACAAGGATTTCTCCGTTCCGCGGACTGGGACGAGTAAGACTTGAAGCAGCAAGAATATTTCCATTTCCTGATAAAGCAATATTATAGCCTAATCCATAAGAAGCTATAGGTTTTCCATTTATAAGTTGTCCTCGCTGTCTCCATACATTAGCACTTAACTCAAATACTCTAACTTGTCCACTATTAGTTTCACTAGTATCATTTAAAGTATCATTAACAGCAACAACTCTTCCATCGCTTGACAAAGAAATTACACTATTACCATCAGCTCCAAAATTACCTGTAGTGGTTAGACCAACCAAAATTTCACTACTTAGTCCCAAAGGTGTCCAACTATAACTTATTCCATTAAAACTTATTTCATAAATATAAAGTCGTCCTCTATTTGAAGCATACGCAGGTTCAGTTAATGCAACAACTCTTCCATTATTTGAAATACCGGCTAATAATATAGAACTAGAAAAACTAATATCTTGTCCGATCTGGTTCCATAAACTATTACCATATTGTTTTGTATAATGATTGGTATTTAATACAGTTAATAAAGAACTATCAACTTCTGTTTTTGAATATATATTACCACCACAAATATCATTAATATATGCATTTTTCCAGAATTGAGTAGTGCTACCTAAATTATAAGTATTATTTGTAGAAGGGATTATATTACCACTGATTGATGTGAGAACAATAGAGCCACCTCCGCCCGCATTGTATGCTTGTCCATTTATTAAATTAACGCTTAAATCCACTATATTAGCATTGTTCATTGTTATTTGCTTAAAAGTCCAATTGCCATTTTCGTCAATCCTATTAAAACAACTATCAAATACATTATAACTTGTTGGAGGACGCCCTTTTAAAACAGAAGTCCATATTTTATTTCCACCAACAGCAACAAATATTCCAAGTTCAGGAGATCGAACAACACTATAAGCATTAAAGGAACTCCATTCGCCAGTTTCTGAAATATTTTCATATATTTCAATCCAGTCTATTCCATTGCGCGAATATAAATATGACCCTCCTCCTGAAGTTTGAGTAATAAGAAACAATCCTAGTTCAGCACACCAGGAAACATTTCTATAACTATAACCATTGTTGTTTCCTCTTATAATCCAGTCTATTCCGTTTGTAGAAGTCATTATATTAGCATTTGAACCTCCTCCATTTGAAGCAACAGTAACAAATATTCCAAGTTGAGGAGACCAACAAACACTTACCCAACTTGGGTATTCTGCTGTTGTAGGTACAGTTCTAAGCGTCCAATTATATCCGTCGTTAGAAGTCATTACTTTAGTATTGGTATTTTGCCACTCAATACCTGTAGCTACAAATAATCCTAGTTCTGGTGCCCAACAAACACTTCCCCACTTCATGGGTGAATCACCAACGGTTGCCCCTATCCAATTTATTCCATCAGTAGAAGTACCGGTTATATTACCCTCAGTTACCGCAACAAATATTCCAAGTTCAGGAGACCAACATATACTAAAAAAAGTTATAGCTGAGTCCCTAGTAGTATTGCTATACCATTCAATTCCGTTATATGAATAAATAACATAAGGATGCCGGTAAGATCCAGCAACAAAAATTCCAAGTTCATCAGACCAACAAAGAGCTCTAACATTCCATTGTAATGCATAACCACTAAATATATTAATCCAGTTTATTCCATCATAAGAATACTTTGCTCCGCTACCCTCATAGCCACCATCCGAAAATGTAAGAAACATTTTAAGTTTAGGAGCCCAAACAATATTCTTAAAATCAAAATATCCAGTATTATGTCTCGTAGTCCAATAAGCAATTGCTTTTGCGCCACTTGTTAAAGGATTTAACGCAGGAAATGATTGCTTTGCCAATCCATAATATCCATTAACCGCATTCCAGTTGCTACCACCACTAATTTCTTGATACACTCTATTGGCTGTTGTTATTTTTTTATTACTAGTATGAGCAATTAATTTATTAATATTGATTATGTTACCACCACTTATGTTAATAGTATTAACATTTAATTCTTTAATATAAGCATTTTTCCATTCCAAACTACTTGTTCCCAGTGTATAAATATTATTTGTAAAAGGGACAATATTACTAGAAATAACTTTATTTTCAACTAAAATATCAAAAAATTTATAAACTCTTACACTTCCTGAATTATTACCATTTCCATCATTGGTATGTGCGCCAACAGCCAATATATTTCCTTCGCTATTTAATGAAACACTTTGTCCAAAGCTATCTCCTGCTGCTTCACCATCAATATCAACTCCATATTGAACCCAACTAACATCATTATATTTATAAACTCTAACATGCCCAGTTCCGCTCCATATATAATTAGAATCTGCACCGCGATTGCCTTTTGCACCAATAGCTACAATAGTTCCAGCATCATTTAATGATACAGAGTGCCCTGACATATTACCTTCATATTCGCCGTCAATATCAGAACCTAATTGTATCCAACTAATATCAATATCATTATATTTATAAATTCTAACGTGTCCCGACGCGTATCCATTTCCGCTATTGTATACAGCACCTGCTGCTAATATATTTCCGGTGGAATTTAATGAAACACTCCATCCAAAAAAATCACCTTCGCCAGAAATATTACTTCCAAGTTGTATCCAACTATCAACATTATATTTAAAAACTCTTACTTCACCAATATTGTTATTTGCTCTACCACCACCAATGGCAACAATATTACCTAATGTATTTAATGATATGTTAGCATTAAGTTCGCCTTCATAATTTCCAGATTCAAATGTTCCATCTATATCTTGACCCAATTTAATCCAATCATTATCAATATATTTATAAATTCTGGTATGCCCTGTATTAGCACCATTTACTCCATCAGCAGATGGAGCATAAATAGCAACAATATTTCCTATACCGTTTAATGATACAACGTAACCAAATAAGTCTCCTGTTGCTTCACCTACAATGTTTGTTCCAAGTTGTACCCAACTAACATCATTATATATATATAATTTAACTAGTCCATTGTATGTAGGGCCAAATGACGGAACACCAATAGCAATAATATTTCCAGCATTATTTAGTGATACAGAATAGCCTAATTGCTCTCCTGGTATGGTTCCATTTATATCTTCACCAAGTTGTATCCAACTAGCATCTATATATTTATAAATCTTAACATGTCCGGCACCATATGGCCAAACAGCATCTCCATTATTTCGTCGCGCACCTATAGCAAGTATATCTCCTGTGTTGTTTAATGATACAGACCATCCAGAAAACGCACCATTATGAGCGTATTCACCATCTAAATCTCGACCTATTTGAATATATTTGCTTATTGTTTCACTTGGTTCGCTTATACTTATGACACCATTTATTGAAATATCTGTAGCTCCACCTCCACCTCCTCCTCCTCCTCCTCCACCAGAGCTATATGGTAATCCATTTATATTATTAACACTTAAATCATTTACAAATATATTATTCCAACGATTTAATGAAGAACCTAAATTACAGCTAACATCAAGAAAAGGTACTATGTTTCCACTAATTTCAATATTAGTAACGCTTAAATCGCGTATATATGCGTTGCTCCATATTTTACCACTTTCGCCTAAACTTCCAACACCATTAGTTGATGGAACTACATTTCCCGAAATACTCATTCCTATAGATGTTCTAAATGTGTTGCTTGAATTATTATATAACAAATTTACTTTTGCTCCAGATATTTCAAAACCAGCACCATCTGCGTGAACCGAATTTGTTGCATTAGAAGCCAACACTAATATTTTATCACTAATATCTACAACACTTGAATTAATGGTTGTTGTTACTCCTTGGACTACTAAATTACCATTAATTAGTACTGTTCCTGTATTATCTTCGTGTCCTATAGGGTCAATTGTAAATGATGAAGGAACATATAAAGTGGATCCCCTAAATGTTACATTAGCGGATACATCCAAAGAATTAGTATATACATTTGACAAGGAAGCATCTATTTCTGTTTTACTATATACTTGATTTTTAGTATATACATTAGTAAATGAGTTATCTATTTCTGTTTTAGTATATATATTTGAGGCTTGTAAAATCCCGTTAATTCTGGTATTGCCACTAATTTCAATGTTATTGTTAATACTTAAATCCTTAATATAAGCATTGCTCCATATTTTGCTTGAAGTTCCTAAACTTACACTATTAGTTTCATTAGGAACTATAGAATTAGTGTTTAATAACCCGCTAGAAAGAGTAGCACCATTTTTCATAATAATATTACCACTCAATTCTATATTTTGACTACCAATAATAATAAATTTTTCTGAAGAAATAGTTGTAGCGCGTATATAACCTTTATTATTAGGATTCATCCACATATATATATATATATATATATATATATATATATTAATACGAATATACTCTTTTATAAAAATAGCATTTGGATCGATTATAATGACTTGTTAAACTTGATTGTAATTTTCTAATGCTTGCATTCTTGTTGTTAAACTATTTATAATTGTTTGCTGTGTTAACAAACTTAGATCTTGTGCTTTTACTTTTGCATGTAATTCTTTTATAGCAGCAAGTCCATATACAATAATAGAATTATAATTTAGACTATAAGGTTGTGTTATTAAATTGTAACTTATTTCATAATTATTGTCGCTTATGTCATAATAATTTCTGCTTATGTCATAATAATTTGCGCTTATATCGTTACCTTGGTTCTTTAAAATATAGCTTTCTTGATAATAATCACCACCGCATACAACAAAACTTAGATCAGGAATTTGTAATAACTCTTGCGCAATTAAACCTGCTTCATAAGTCCAAGCTTGACCACTTAAATCGCCATTATAACTAGCGTCTAACATAACTTGTGTTTTTTGATAAAACTTTGGATTTAATCTATCAATAACATCTAATCCGTTAGCAATTATAACTTCATTATGCTTTAAGCGGTCATCCGAACTATTTGTAAATGTTCCAGTTACATTAAGAGTTGTTACAGCCATATTTGAAAAATCCCATTTACCATTTTCATCAATCCTATTAAAACTGCTATCAAATACATTATAACTTGTTGGAGGACGCCCTTTTAATGAGGAAGTCATAACTCCGGTAGTATTACCATTTTGAGAAACAGCAGCAAATATTCCTAGTTCCGGTGACCAACAAACATTTAACCAGTCACCATATGGTACTGTTATTAAAGTCCAATTT